ATGATCGGCGTGAGCGCGCCCTGCCACTGGTCGTGCGACACCTGCCGGGCCTCTGCCTACATCGACCTGCCGAAACTGGCCGAAAGCCTCGGGCCGGACTTCTCCCTGATCGACAAGCTGTGTCGCTGCCGGGAGCCGAAATGCGACGGGATCGTCCGCTTCTTCAGCGCCCCCGGCCAAGGCTGCTGGTCCTACTGGATGGTGAGCGACGAGGGACGGCGGCGATATGCCGGACTGACGGATGCGCGGTGGCGACGGCGCAACGGATTGCCAGCTTGAGGAGCCAAACGACGAAAGGCCCGCCCTCCGAAGAGAGCGGGCCTCGATGGCGGAGCCTGGGGGCTCGACGCTGAATATGTGCTATGGTGCAGTTATGACCGTCGCAGAACTCATCGAACAGCTGAAGCTTCTCCCTCAGGACGCGGATGTCATCCAAGAGGAAGAAGGTCGCTGGAACGACTTCCCAGACCTCACTTTGTTCCAACCGGGTGAGACCTTGTGGGGCCGCGCATTCGAGCGGACGACGCTTGTAATCTAACCAGGCCTGAGGCGGGCCCACCACGGCCGCCCTGTTCGCTCAACGGCCTGGGCGTCTCTCGCCTCACAAGCCCGCACAATCCCGATCACGTCCGCCGTCCGGCTATTGGCCTTGGCCAGTTGGCCCGACTGCTCGACGCCGAACACCTGCCAGTCGCGGACTGAGGCGGCGTCCTGCGGAAAGGCGGCGGACGGAACAGGATTAGCCCACCCGGCCGGGACGAGCATCGAGCATCCGACAGCGGGGGTCACGATCCGGGTAGAGCTTGCACAGGCCCCTAAGGCCGTGGTCGCCAGCAGTAGCATCGTCAGGCGCGTTGCGGATTGCATCGGTCGTCTCCTGTGTGGACTGGTCGATCTGTTGGTCTCGGGCGTCGGCTCGGTCGCGAATGGCGCTGGCGTCCTGCGCGGCGGCCGTGCGGCCCTCGGCCAGGGTCTTGCCTGCGTCGGCCTGCCGAAGCCTGTCAGCGGCCTTCTGGCGGCCATCGACGGCGCACATGGTCAGAAGGATCAGGGCGAGCGCCAGACAGGCGACGGCGAGCCAGCCGGTGGCGGTCAGGGTGCGGATCACAGGATCAGTTCCTTGGCCTGCGCCGTGCGGCGGCGGCGATCCTCCAGCCCGTTCGTCCCGCCATTTATCGCCTTGGTCAGGCCCAGCAGGTCGTCAGCATCAGCCTTGGCGTTCAGCTTCCGGTCGTTCCAGTAGACGCAGCCGACCAGCAGTCCGATCGACGGATGCGAGACGATGTCCGGGTGGCGCTCAAGATCGATCCCGATCTGCCGGCCGACGCGACGATAATTGCCTCGGCCCGTTAGCTGGATCGGACCGCGGCCTTTGAACCGACGCCCGTCGCCCGGCTGAGTGTTGCCGAGATCCGCGCGGCCCTCATAGGCGGCCCCGCTGGCGATCTCCTCCATGTATCGGAAGCCGCCGCTCTCGTGGCTGCACTGGCCCATGAAGTGCGCCAGACGCAGGCCGCTATCGAGGATGCCGTAGGTGCGGAAGTGGACGTTGGCCGCGAGGCCCAGCTCCTCCGCGATCGGCTTCCCCGCGCCCATCCGCGCAAACAACGCCGTCAGGGTTCCGGGGCCGATGATGCCGTCAGCGGGCACGCCGAGGCGCCCCTGCAGTCGACGTGTGTCGAGCATGGTGGTCTCCAGTTCTGATTGTAAAAATTCCCCGTTCCCTCTATGTCAACGAACGCGGATCTCTTGGGAGGGACGGATGGGAACGGCAGTGATCCTGCGAGTAAGGCGTGCGTCAGGCTCCATGCCGCTCGTCTGGTACGAGTTCGCGCCGATCGTCGGTGGCAAGCCGCAACGCCGACCCGATCACATGATGGCGTCGCCCGAAACCGCAGCACTCCGCGCTAGAAAGAACGGGTTCGAGCCTGCCGATGGCGTCCTCGATTATGACGTCGAACTGGGACGGATCATCGCCCAATGATCTGGGTCTGCTTCGGAGGCGAAACATGCCTGGGCGGCGACATCGAAGAAACGACCGGATCACAGAGTTGGTTTTGATCGCACTGTGCGCGGCGATTTTCGGTGTGCTCTTGTGGATGGCCGTGGGCTGAACCCTGCCAAGCCACGAGCAACCATAACCGAGACCGCTGCGTTCAGACTCGCCTGACAGGGGAGTTCAGAATGTTGCAGAAACCGGTAATCCAGCGCGCTTTCGAACTGGCTGACAGCGGGCGTTTCCGCGTCCCGTCGGAAGTGCGACGAGCATTGGTCAGCGAGGGCTATACTCAGTCTGATGTATTCGGGATCGAGGGGCGGGCCACGTGGCGACAGCTGCGCGAACGATGCGGCCGGGCTGTCGGGAAGAGGTCATCGGCCCTGGCAGGCCTGACGCCAGCCTAACCCGTCTCGGTCTTCGCCTTGGCGATCTCGACCTCGGCGTTCTGCTTGCTGGTCTTGGCCAGTTCCCACGCCTTGCCGATGTAGAGGGCGCCGACGCCCGCGAAGACGCCGCCGATGAAGATAGCTCCGTCGTTCCCGTTCTCGACCCGATAGGCGATTACGATGGTGGCCCAGGAGGCGGCGAACGACGTGGCGATGATGGCGAATGGCCTGGCCAGATCGCCGATGAAGCTCTTGATGCGCTCAAGCCGGGTGGCGGGCGGCTGGATAGGGGTGTCGGTCATGCTCCAGCTCCGTTCTTAATGCTGATCCCGGCGACGAACGCGGCGATGCCGGCCAGCAGCCACGGGGCCGTCTGACGCAGCCAGTCGACCAGAGCCTTGGCGCCCTTCTGCTGGTCCCGCGTCCCCTCCAGATCGTCGATCCGCTTGAAGGCGGCGGACAGCCGGTCATTCAGGGCCTCGATCTGGCGCTCATACTCGCGCGCCTCCAGCTTGATGACCCGCTCGCGCACGTCATCGACCTTGGCGTTCATCCGCTCGACCTGACGGCCGAGGGCTGACACGGCGTCGGTCAAACCACGCATGGCGTGGATTTCGGCCATGCTGACGGCCTCCGGCTTAGTGACCGGAGTGATGATCTCGTCGCCTGCGGACATGCGGGCTCCTACGCGATGAGTTGTGGGAGAGGACGAACCGGGTTCGTCAGGCTTCCGGCTCGGCAGGGGCGTCGGGCTCTTCTTCGGCCTCGGGCTCAGGCTGAGCGCACAGCACCTTGGCGTTGACCTCGGCGATCAGCCGGACCTGCGCCAGTTCAGCGGTCAGCCCGTCGGGATAAAGGCCCGCAGCCTGCGCATGTTCGATCAGGCCAAGCACCTCGACCAACTTGTCGCCGACAGCGCCCTGCATCGCCCTACGGGCGGCCAGGTGGGCTTCCAGAGTCGTAGTCATTATTCTGTCTCCTCAACGAAATAGGCGACAGGCGCGAGTTCATCGCCTTCGCCGGGTAGGGGGTCTGGTGTTTCGATGGCCTCCAACCGGACGATCCGGCCGTCGACCACCCTCAGGCGGGTGTCATCAACCATCAGGTGATCCCCGCCCTCGCGCAGTGATTGGCCGGGCTTCAGGTACAGGCTGGCCGTATGCCAGTCGGGTTGATCGATGCTCATGACGATCTGCCCCGTGGCGTCGTCCACAACGCGAAAGATCATGCTGTCCTCACGAGTTTGTGCGGTATTCAAGGGCCGACATGAAGCGCTGCCGGACCTCCTGGATGGTCATGTTGTTGGCGGTCGACCACACCGTGACGAAGTAGCGCCAGGTGCCCGCAGCGGGCCGGTCGATTAATTTCAGCGGATACATGCCCAGAACGCTGTCGTTGCCGCCGCCGAGAGCCGGGACGGACATGTAGAGCATCTGAATGCCAGTCCCCGCGTTGGGGGAACGCCGCACCTCCATAACCGCGTCGAACGAGCCGGCAGGGTCATGGCGCATGTTGATCAGGCCGTTGAACTCGACCACGACCGGGCCGCCCTGGGTGGTGACCCACACCTCCTGCACTTGGGTCGCCGTCGTACCGTTCAGCCCGACGCTGCCTGCTGCGTAAGTCGCAGCCATCGGCGTCACTGTGTCAGGCACCATGACGCGGCGACCATTCAACGTTCCAGCCAGAACCAGATTGCCGTCGACCTCGACGTCGCCGCTGAAGCGGGCCTTACCACCGACGACTTCGACCACATTGATGGCTTGGCCGTTGATGATGTTGCGAAGCCTGATTGCCTTTGCGGTGAGGCTCGCCGCGGAACCGTCAGGTCCGGCCTCCAGCGAGATGTCGAACGGCTCAGCCCCGCCATCCCCAGTGACGCGGAAGCGGGCGGAGCCGATCTGCTCGGCGACGTCAGCCGCAACCTCGGCGACAATAGCGAGGCGCCCCTCGACCTCAGGCAACACTGTACCCGCCGCTATCTCCCCTTCCGTCGCTGGGCGAATAGAAACCCTCTGCCAGTCGAGCGTGGCGGCAGAAGACGGCGCGAACCCGCTCGAGCGCGTCCAGGCGTTGATCGCATACCGCACGGCGTTTGCGTGGCGCAGATCGACCAGCCGCGAGAAGCGGTAGGCTCTCCCCGACGTCCCTGCTCCGAACTCGGTCACGAAGCTGTAGCTGCGCGTGACCAGAGGGGCCGTTGCAGACCTCGCCTGAAGCTGGACGCCCGCCCCGGCGAACGAGCCAGCCTCAAGCACAGCGTCCACCTCAAGGACGACCCACTCGCCGCCCGCCTTTGCGCCCTCTACGAACTGGTTGAAGCCGAAATCCGCCGCTCCCACACTAGCCGTCCGCAGGGCGTTGGGCTGGCCGTTTCGACCAGAGACCTTTGTGTAGGTCCCGTTCGCGGCGCTCAGCGCGCCATAACTTTCCGGCAAAGCCCCCGACCACGCCGTGAAGGTCGGGTTCTGGTTCAGCGACCCGCCGCCAACCTGAGCGGCGATGTTGGCGCTGATCTGGGCCGCCGCTGCGCTGGCGCTGGCGCTGGACGATTGAGCGATGGCGGTCGCCGCCGACGACGCCGCGCTGGCGCTTTCGGTCACATCCTCCAGACGGACGGACGCCGCCTGCCACACGACGCCGGGAAGCGCCGCGCCGCTCCCGTCGACGCCCGAATGCAGGGCGGCGCGGACATAGACGGCTGTGGGGGCAAGCGCGAGAAGCTCCGCCCCTGTGCGCGCGGACACGTCTTCGATCCAGCCCGTCGCGCTCGCCCGAACCGGCAGGTTGAAGACGTTGTAGATCGGCGTCCAGGACGCATTGTAGAGGACGAAGCCGTTGCGAACGACGTTGCCCGTCGCACCCGTAATGATCCGCGAGACGGTTTTCGCCCGATAGGCGCGGCCGCTCTCGATCTTCAGCGCGCCACGGTTCGCCACCGGCCGCGAGCCCGTGAACTGACGGACTGTGCCTTGTTCACTCGTCGTCGTGTTCGAGCCTTGCGTCAGGACCGTCGCGGTTTCCGGCGCGCCGCTGACGGAGTCTGTGATGAAGTCCGTCGGATTAGAGACGCGTTCCGGGATCAGGCGGTTCGCCGCATCCTGCGCCGCCGAGGCCGATGTCCCGGCGCTGACGCTGGCCGCGATGGCGTCCGCCGAGGCGCTGGACGCCTGATTGCGATAGGTCAGGGCCTCGCCCGCGCGGGTGGCCGCTGTGGTGGCCGACCCGCTGGCTGCTGAGGCCGACTGCCCCGCTGCGGTCTCGCTCGCCGCTGCGCTCGACGCCGAAGTGGCCGCCGCTGAAGCTGACGATTGCGCCTGCCCTCGAGCGGTTTCCGCAGCATCCTTGGCCGCCGTGGCCGCGACCTGAGACGCCTGCGCCGCCGAAGCCGAGTTGCCCGCCTCTGTCGCCTTGGTTGTTGCCGTCGATGCAGACCCCGCCGCTGCGCTGGCCGATCCAGCCGCCGCGTCTCGGCTATTGGCTGCGTTCGTCGCGCTGCTGCCGGCGCTTGCCGCCGAGCCCGCCGCGTCGTCGCGACTGCTGGCGGCTTGCGTCGCCGCCGTCTGGGCCTGTCCACGCGCAGTCTCAGCTTGTGTCTTAGACGTGGCGGCCGCCGACGCCGCCTGCCCTGCCGCAGTCTCGCTGGCGGCTGCGCTGCTGGCCGAGGTCGCCGCTGCAGATGCCGAGCCCTCGGCGCCCACTTGCGACGTCACGTCACGGATTGTGAGGGCGCGGATTTGCTGGACCGCGCTCGGCTCGCCACCACTGGCCGCCGCGTTGACATTGACCTGACCGCCGAAGCTAATCCACTCCGCGCCTGCCCGCGTGATCTGCGTGGCCCCCGGAGCCGCAACGCCCATGGAGAAACGGCCGATGACGGTCTGTTCTGTTCCGGCGGCGACCAGGAAGGTGGGGCCGTAATCCCCGCCCAGCGTCTGGTGGTCATTGTCAGAACGATTGAAGGCCGCCCGAGCCCGCGCCGGTGGCGTCCCGGTCGGGGTCGCGACCACCATGCGGACTTCGATGACGCGCCCGTCCGCCCACCGAACACGCTGCTTCGGCCCACCTGTCTGGGTATTGGCGGCGGGGGGCACATAGAAGCCGCTGGAAAACCATGAGGATGGTGCGTTTGGACGCGCATTCGGCGCGCCATTGGACGAGATCGGGCTTGCCCACATCTCCGACGAGATGGTGTCTGGGATCGAGGCGATGGCCGCACCCACCGCGCTATCCCGCGCCGCCGTCGCCGTAACAGACGAAGCCGCCGACGCCCCTGCGCTGACCCCCGCCGCATCTGCGAACGATGAAGCCTGGTTGCGGGCCGTTACAGCGGCATTGGACGCAGCCTGGGCGTCGTTCTTGGCTGTGGTGGCGATTCCAGCCTGCGTCGTCGCGGTCGATGCTGCTCCAGTTGCCGTCGTCGCGCTGTTAGCCGCCGAGGTCTGAGCCGTCTCCGCGCCCGCCCGAGCGGTCTCCGCCTGTGTCCTGGCGGTTTGGGCGGCGCCCGCCGAGCTTTCCGCACCAGCCTTGGCGATGAGTGCATCAGCCTTTGCCTGGGTGGCCGCAGCCTCAGACGCCGCCGCAGCGGCCGCCGAAGAAGCGGCGCTGGCCGTGTCGCCGTAGACCTCTTCCAGTGCCTCCACAGCCTGCCGGTTCTGATCCGCCAGCGTCGCCGTGTCCGTCAGCCTGTCCAGCACGTCCTGAACGGGCTCGCCCTTCAGATGGGTGGTGTCGTCCGACACCAGCCCCGGTACGGTGATCGGCCCATAGAAGCGGCGCTCGGAGAAGTTCTCTCCGCGCAGATAGCTGGCCGCAATCCAGATCGAGGTGCCAGGATCGGCCTGCACAGGGATCGAGGTGACGGTCGGGGGCCAGATGCCCGCCGACTGCCACGCGGCGTCGAGCGGCGGTGACGTGTTCGGGTCAACGCCGGCGGGAACCACCCACCACTCGAAGTGAACAGCCGTCGCCGTGCCGTTGCTGACCCCCCCGATGATGTCGATGATCGGAACCTGCACCCCGCTCTCGCCGGGCGGTCGCGGCACGATGGTCCAGTCGCCCGGCAGGGGGCCCGTGACTTTCGTGGGGTCGGGAACCGTCAGGCCGGGGTATTCCGGCATGGTCGTGGTCTTGCCCAGCGCCAGCGGATGCTTGCTGTCCGTCTCGGAACGGAAGGCGATGCGCACCTCGCCCACCCTCGCGTCGTAGGACCGGCTCAGAACCAGCATCTTCACGCCGTCGAGCATGAAGCCCGGCTCATCGATGTCGAAGCAGTCGCCCGGCTTCAGCCGGCGCAGGTGCGGCAACAGCGGGATCGTGCCCGAGAAGGGCTCGCGCGCGTCGAGGATGTCGTAGGCAGCCAGCTCGGCGCCCTGCTTAACCTTGGAGACGAAGCGGTACTTGATCTGGTCGCTGCGCTTGCCGCCGTCCTCGGCCACCAGCGGCGCGAACGCCACCGGGTTCATTGGCGCGTGCTTCCACTTATGCGCCTCCGACATGATCACCGGCGTGATCGTGTTCAGGCGGTTAAAGCGGCTGGCGCCGGTGTCCAGTTCGATGGCGCCTGCCGTGTCGCGGCGCGTGATGGTGACGATGGATGGGCGCGGCGCACCGCGGCTGACGCAGCTGATCTTGCCCGCGACGCGCGAGCGCTTGGCGCCGCCGGCTTCCAGCAGTTCGTCCAGAACCACCGAGGCGTCCTCGGACGTGTCGGGCCACGCCGCGACAGTCCAGGCGTTCGCATCTGCGATGTTGGCCGCCTCGACAAACGCTGGCAGGTCCACGCCCTGAAGCGACGCGCCGATGCCGCCGACGACCTGGCCGTTCTCGATCATGCCCAGCGCCCAGTTCAGAGCGGCGATGATGGCGTTGTCGATGTACCGATAGGTGGAGCGCACGCCGTAGCGGCAGGGGCCAGCGCCGCCCGGATAGGTGTCATCGTAGCGAGGATCGTAGCCGTATACGCCCTCAAGCACCTGCATCGGCTGAGGTTCGCCGGACGGGTAGACGCTGAACTTGGAGTCCTGCTGAAGCGTCAGCAGATCGCAGGCCTTGCCCGACAGCTTATAGAGCGGCCCCCACATGGGCATGACCGCACCGCCATCAAGGCCGGTCGGGAGGCTCAGAGCGGTGTCAGGCTGGGCGCCCATCCGCCACGACCGCCACATCTGGCGGCTGTATTTGCCGACAGCAGTCCCGCCGTTGGAGACGAACGACACCGGCAGTTCGTCCGCCGTGAAGCCCTGGAACGACTTAACCGGGCCGGCGCCCGAATAGATCGTCACGATGCCCTGAAGGCGGTTGTCAGGGCCGTACTCGTCGCGGTGAACGATCTTCCCCGCTACGCCCATGCGGCCGAACAGGAAGGGGATTCCCTGATCAGGGTTGGACGTCCAGTCGCTGGGCGAGCCCGAGGCCGTAGACTTGGGCTTGTCCAGCATCGCCCCGGCGGCCATCAGGCCGGCAGAGGTCAGCTGCAGGCTGGCGACCGACATCGTGCCGAGGCCCGCGATGCCCATAGCCGTGACCTGCAGTCCGGCCAGGGCGCCGACACCCGTCGCCATCAACACCGCGCCGCCGATAATGGCGCCGGCCGTCTTTAGGGCCTTACCCATCGAGCGTCCTCCATGCGCAGTAGCCCAGACCGTCCCGCGCGAAGCCCGTCAGCCCGGTCAGGACTTCGGCGTTCGGGCTGTGATCGGTGAAGGCCAGATAGTTGCTGTTGCCCATCGCCACGGAGATGCAGCCGACTTGGTGGTCGGTCTCCAGCGCCACCAGATCGCCCGCCAAGGCGCGAGCGGGCGCGATCCGGGGGAAGCCCAGGCTGTCGATGGCCTCGATCAGGTTGGCGAAGCCCAGCGCCTGGAGTGCGCGCAGGCCCTCGGCTTCGTTGCGCCACTTCAGGCCCTTGGCGAACGGAACCTTGATGCCGAGGCCATGCAGGACATGCAGAGCCATTCTCGGGCAGTCGCGTTTGCCCGGCTCGTAGGGCAGGCCCTGAAACCGCTGGCGGGTCGCCTGCGCCGCCTTCATCCGACGCTGGAGGTTCTTCACGCGGCGTGCGTGGTCGATGTCGCTCATACTTGGCTCGCCACAATGTTGGAGCTTCCGCCACCCCCGCCGCCGCCGTATCCGCCACCGCCGCTGATCGACCCGCGCGGCTCGTTCTGCCGCCAGTAGATCTTGCGGCCGAGGCCGGTGACGTGGCTGAGCCCAAGCTCGCCGGGCCAGACGGATTGGTGAAAGGGATGGGAGAGGCGCCGGTCTTCGTTCGGCTCATTCAGACGGGCCTCTTCGGTTCCGCATTCGAGGATCAGTTCTTCGGTCTCGCCGATGATGAAGCGGGCGAAGTCGTACTCGCCTTGGAACAGCAGGTCGGGTTCGCCCCACAGCAGGCCGGTGTCTGGATCCAGCGCGCAGTCGTAAATCTCGACCTTGGCATCTTGGTGCTTCCGGTCGGCCATCGCGACCAGGGCGTCATAGCTGGCCGGATAGAAGCCGATGTCCACGCGCGTGGTCTGGCCGTCGACGCCATCCTCGAAGGTTGGGAGGTCGCTGATGACGCCGTAGGTTCGGTCCCGCTGGGTGAAGAGTTCGCCGTTCCAGACGAGGAAGCCGCCCGTCGTCAGGCGCAAGGTGAAGTCAGCCGTGGTCAGGCGCAGGATTTGCACCAGCCAGCGGGCCTTGCCGGAGCGACCGGCGATGGCGGCCGGCTCCATTATTCACGCTCCTCGATGGTGAAGCGGAGGCGGACTAGCCGATCCACGGCGTCGATCGCGTGGGCGTCCTGTTCGAGGGTGGCCCACCCTTCCACCTTGGGCTGGGCGATCTCGACGACGGCGTTGTTGACCAGCGGGTAGCGGATCATTGTGCGAAGGGGGACGGCCAGATTGCCCGAGCTATCCGCTGTGGCTGCGGCGCGCGACTTGTAGGCGTAGCGCTGGCCCTGGCTGATGACCGACAGCCACTGACCCTTGAGGAAGACGTAACCTGGGGTCAGACCCTTGAGGTGCAGGGTGCGGCCGGACTGCATGGCGCCGTTGACCAGCGGAGAGCCCGGATCACCGATGACCAGACCCGGCTGAAGGATGTCCGCGACGATGGTCTCGTCTTCAGTCAGCAGATCATCGAACGCCAGACTGTCGACGTAGGACATCGGCGGGTACTCGAAATCCCAAGCCCAGCGCGTCCCCGGGCGCAGGTTCCGACCGACAGGCCCGCCGTAGCCTGGCCGGGTCTCATTGCGCGCAAAGACGGGCCGAGGCGTCATCTTCGACGGCCTCGGGGAGGTCGGCAGTATCAAAGGCATGGAGCTTCCCTACGAACCGCGTCGCTGGCGTCCGACCGCCTGGCGCTGCTGCCGGGCCGTCTGGCTCATCGTGAGTTTGGGTGCGTCGTTCATGGCGCGGCCGTAGGCGCGGGCCTCACCGGCGGCGATCTCGCCCTGGATCTGGCGCCAGAACTCCGGCGTCATGAGGTTGCCGGAGAACTGGTAGGTGTTGCCGCCGGTCATTTGCGGCTGGCCGGACCCGCCCGACGACAACGCGCCCAGCGGCACCGCAAAGCCGTTCTGAGGCATGAGGATGTCCTCAGGGCCGTGCTCGCCGACGCGATACCAGTTGCCGCCGGACATGGCGCCGCCGGTCGCCCGGCCCCCGCCAAAGCCGAACATGGAGCCGATGCCGCTGGCGATGGACGACCAGAAGCCGCCGCCCTCTTTGCCGAGCCCTTTTGCGGCTTCGCTGAGGAGGTCGAACAGATCGTCCGCGAGATTGTCGAGCATCCGCGTCGTGAAGCGGTCGGCCAGATTGTCGAAGAAGCCGCCGAGGTCGCCGTCGATGGCGGCCTTGATCCCATCGGTGAAGGCGTAGCGGAACTCGTCACGCATCCGGCCCGTCTGGTCGGCTGTGTCCAGGCGCTGCCATTCGTTCTCGGCCTGGGCGCGGCGCGCTTCAGCGGTCAGTTCGGGCCGCAGCGACAGCAGGTCGTTGATCCGCTGCTCGATCCAGAGTTCGCGCTCCCGCTCCTTGATGCGGTCGGGGTCGCCTTCCAGTCGCGCGATCTCGGCTTCAAAGCCCAAGCGGTCGAGGAGGAGGTCGTTCTGGCGACGGACGCTTTCGCCAAGCTCCTCCCAGAAAGCGATGCTCTTCTTTTCCCAATCAGCGATCTGTTCGGAGCGTTCACGAACCGCGTCCAGGGCCTTCAGGTGGTCCTGCGCCTTGGTGGCGGCGTCCTCATATCCGGCTCGCTCGAAGTCGGCCGTCAGTCGCGCCAGTTCCTGCTTACGCTCCAGAGCCTTGATCTGGGCACTGTTGCCGCTGGCTCGGGCGAGGTCGAGCGCGTTCTGCAGGTCGAGCGCCTCGCGCATGGCGGCGATGTCGGCTTCGGTGGGGCCGGTGCGGCCGCGACCGCTGCGGCCATTGTCCCCCTTGGGGTTCGCGCCGGGAGGGAGAGTGGCGGTAAAGCCGCCTACGACTTGCGTGTCTGGTGCCCCTAGATCTTTGGCGACCTCTCCCGCTAGCCTTGCACCGGCCAGCACGTTCTGAGTGATCTGGCGCTGGGCCTGAACGCGGTTGAGGTATTCCTGCTGACGCTGAGCCTCGGCCGTTTTCCCCTCGCGCGTGAGCCGCACGATTTCGCCCCGCACCCGCGCCTCTTCGCGAAGCGCGTTGCTCACGCGAGACTCGGCGTCCGTCCCCGGGCGTTGAGTATCTCCGCTCAGTGAGAGGGTGCCAGTGACGGCTGCAATGGGGCCTGCAAGCCTCGCCGCCGCACCAGCCGCTGCGCCCGCGCCTGCTGCGGCGCCTGCCCCACCACCAGCCGCCCCGGCTGCTATCAAAGCCCCGCGCGTCTCTCGGGCAAGCTTGATGACCTTGCCGAGGTTCGCCAGCAACCCGGCGATAGGACCGCCCGCTGCAATCAGCCCCAGAAAGGCCAGTCCCGCCACCTGAACACCGCTGGGCAGGTCGTTGAAGGCCTTCAGGACGTTGGTGGCCGCGCCGAACACCTGTGTCATCGCAGGCAGCAGCTCTTTACCCAAGCTCTCAGCCGCATTGTTGAACGCGGTCTGCATGGCCTTGGTTTTGTTGTTCGCGCTGTCGGCGGTTCGCGCCACGTCTCCCTGCGCGGTTTTGGTCTTCTCCAGGATCAGATTGAGGCGAGCGGCGGCTTTCTGCGCCTCGGTGGCCTCGGATGCATTGCCTTTGAAGCCCATCCGCAGAAGTTCTGCCTCGACGGCGGCCTGGTTGAGCACGACGCCAAGGCCTTTAAGCGGCTCCGTCTCCCCCGTCAGGCCGCTCAAGATTGCCTGGAACGCCCGGGCGTCACTGATGCCCTTCTGAGACGCCAGATCGATTGACCGCTGCGTTAGCGCCATAGCCGCGCCAAACGACGCCTCAGTTTCAACGCCCAAGCCCGTCAGGACTTGATACAGCGTTGTCATGTTGCCTTTGATCTGCGTCCCGGTCCGCTCGAAGCTTTCCGCGATCTGCTCAGCCGATTTCCGGGCCTTTGCCTCCATAGAGGAGAACGTGAAGCCAAATGCGTCGTCGATATCCTCAGCGTCTGACGCCAACTTCAGCGAGTAGGCTGTAACTGCCGCGAAGGCGAGTTGAGCCGACCGTGAGATACCCGCGAAGGTCCGACCGATATCTGAACCGAGGTCGCGGTATCGGCCCTTCAGGTCCTTCGCCACCCGCTCGGCAGCCGCCCGCACCTCGTCCTCGGTGTACTCTGAGGCGTTGCGGATGATCCGCATGGAGCGCTCGAACTCGCTGTGACCAGCATCCGAGAAGGCGCGCTTCAGCTCAGCCTGGGCGTGGCGAGCGGCGTCCTCGACCTTCTTCATCTCAGCCTTGGTCTCGCGCTCAGCGCGGGCGAGGTCGGATTTCAGCTTGTCGGTCGTCGCTCGCAGTTCAAACTCTGCGCTGCCAACAACGGTGCCTTCAGCCATGGAGCCTCCAAAGAAAAAGGCCCGCCGGAGCGAGCCTTGTTCGAATTCTGTTCAGGGTGACGAGAGAACGCCGGTCGGGCAACCTGCGTTGACACTTCAAAGGGGACAGCGATGGAAAACCGCTATCAGGACAGGACCGTGGGGCAGGTCGAGATTTACGGTCTCGGCCCTATCGTGGTGGAGGGATCGGGTGGCGCTTCTTCCGAAGGAATCTTCGGCCACGTGCTATTTAGGCTTACGTCGCCAGACGGCGGATTTGGCGGCCCCCAGGCGAGCATTGAGATCGCGTTCGAACATTCTCCCGACAGATCTGTTCGAGACGCGCAACAGCAAGCTCTAGCTGCTGCACACGCCTTGCTAGTTCGGCTTGCGGCAGAGCCGCTTGAGTCGCTTCAGGCCAAGCTGGATGAGGGCATAAAGGCTGCCCTCCTGCCGGGGAAGGATTAGGGTCGCCTACCTCGGTATCGAAGCGCTTGTCGGCGTCTACTTGCGTCATTGCGCCCTCCTTATGAAAAGGGCGGCCCGAGAGCCGCCCTTTGGTTGACCAGCAATGCCTGGACCGACCTAGCGTCGACGCACCTTGCCGCGCCTCGCCTTGCCTGCCGAGCCCCGCCGCACCATGCGATGCCTTACGGTGCCACGCCATGCCTGCCATGCGTTGCCCCGCCGTGCCGAACCGGACCAAGCCGTGCCACGCCTAGCCTGCCGAACCTTGCCGGGCCATGCCACGCCGAGCCACGCCTCGCAGAGCCATGCCATACCTTGCCTGCCCTGATGCGCTTTCGCGCCGCGCGGTTGTAGGGAACTCGCGCCGTAACCCAGTCTCAGGCGGCCTTTGCCTTGTCCATCGCGGCGAAGACGCTCGCCAGCTCCTCCAGATCAGCATATCGCGCCCGGATGGACAACAACTCAGCCCACGCCCGCGCCAACACCTGTTTGCGAAGCTCAGCGTCCGACATGGCTCGCTGGATCCCGACATAAGATCGCTCGCCCTGACGCTCGACCGACACAAAAGCCCGCGTCGGCTTCGGCGGCTCCACGTTCGACCGGCTCACGTCCACGACGATGGATCGGATCAACTCGCCCGCCTGCGACAGGCGATGCTGCTCGGCCGCGATGCTGTCGTCCCACTCGAAGTGATCGTGCAGCGACGAGTTGGTGCTTCGGGCGCGTTCGAGGACGTTGGAGGGCGTCAGTTCGCCCTCTTTCCGCTCGATACCCGCCAGCTCGCGCCCGGCCTTCTCGGCGTCGATGCTGACCCGCGAACCGGGCCGCCATGCATATCTCACCGACATGGCATTTCCTCCCCATCGCGAGCGACATGGAAGCGACCGGACACCCCGTCTTTCTCAGGGCGCCAGTCGCCGATGCCGACGCCGAACCCGCCAGCTTCAAACAGGCTGATGACCTGTTCCGCCGACAGGACGTTCGCGTTGTGCTGGACTCGCAGGATCGCGCCCCAGGTCTCGAACTCGGCGCGGTGGCGAATGTCCGCCGTGCCCATGCCGACCCGCACCATGTCCTCACGCATCGAGGGCGGCGGGCCGAGGATTTCGACATACTCGCCGAGGATGTGGAAGGTTTGTCTAGCCATGACTTTCGTCATGCCGCCCGTGCTGGTCACAGCGGTGATCGCGGCCGACTTGAACGCCACAGCTGGAAAGCCGAAGCGCGCCGTCATGATGTCGTCCTCGGTCGGCTTCTCGGGCATTCCGTCCAGCCAGTAGAGGGTCTCGCAGAAGTTCATCCACGGATCCTTGGCGGCCTTCCCCTGCGCGGCCTTCTTCATCTGCTTGTCCAGCATCTGCTGGCGGGCCTTTTTCGACCACGCATGGCAGATCAGACCGCTGTCGCCGATGATCGGAATGTCCAGCGTCTGGAGGTTCAGCGGCGGCAGTTCGACTGCCGTGGATTTCGACGCAGCGGCCATTACCAAGCCTCCCCAACAAGAGCCATTCGGGTAGGCGTCGGTTCAAGCTTGTCGTGTCCTTCCTGATAACTGCCCAGCAGCGTCGAACGCCTTACCCAACCTTCGCGCTTGGGGTCTGGCTCTTCTAGACGGCGCTCAAAACCCACCGCAGGCCGTTTACTGTTCGTCCCGCCGATAGCGTAGGAGAACTCGTGCGCCTCCCATCCAGCGGCCTTCGCTCGCTGGAGGACGGGACCAAAGCCGGGATTGCAGGCGACAAGACCTACCGCAAGGCGCTCCCACTCAGTCTGCTCCTTCGCGACCTCAACAGCATGAACGACGACAGGGGCGGCAGCGGCGGCGACGGCCGGGACTGCGCCAAACAGCAAGCGGCGCGTCAGCATGCCACCAACTCCCGAGCGGGAGCCGGACGCTTAGGCGCAGGCTGGTTGATGATCGGGGCGGCGCCACGTCCGCCAAAGAACGGGGCGAGCAATCCCAAGGGCTCAGTTGCGGGCACCCACGTTGGGTTAAGCCGTGCAGGCGTGATAGAAGGCGCGTAGGCCATGACGTGATCCTCAATCGATCCGTTGCGGTTTAGGCCCGGTTCAGAGATTGCCGTCTCTGGCCGGGCTGTCCGTTTTGTACGTAACCTTGCCTCTGGTGTCAACGGGTGTTACGGACAATCCGTCATGACCGAGAAAAAGCCCGCTTCCGAGCGTTTTGAAATGCGCGTCCCGTCCGCCTGGCTAGCCAAGGTGGACGATTGGCGACGCCAGCAAGAAGACATTCCTTCAAGAGCCGAGGCCATCCGCAGGCTGGTCGAGAAAGCACTAGAGAATTAGCCCGCCCGGCGAGGCGGACAGAATTAGAAGTCTGAGACCGCCACGCAGTTCAATGCGCCCGGTTCTGGCGTCATGAACGTAATTTGCTCGACGCGAGTTGATCCTGAACGGAAGTTATCGACAAGCACCTGGCCCGCCTGGATCAGGGAGCCGTCGCTTCGACGAAATTGACATTCAGCTTCAAGCCAACCGAAGTCACGATTGCCGTTGTTGGTCAGCTCGACTGGAAAGGTCTGAGCTTGCCCATACTGCAGTGTGGGCTTGCCTACCTTGATGCTGACGTTGAGCGCAGGGGTCAGCTTCTGCCCCACTGCGCTACCAGCGCCGCCGTCTCCGCACCCCGAGATAACCCCCACCGCCGCCAGCGCCGCCCATCGCTTCATGACTCACCCTCCGCTCGCTGGACCCTATTCGGCGTCGGGGGCCTCATCAACTCCAAGGCCATGCATCATCGCGAAGCTGGCGATCAGTGCGTCACCGGCGTCCGCGACCTCCTCCTCCCGATCCTCCAGGTAATACGACAGGCGCGAAAGGCGCGGTTCCCGAGCAAAGCGCTCGCTCATCCATCCGTGGGCTGTCGCCATTTCGATGGCTCGGCGGCCGCGCGACCGAATGGCGAGATGGGTCAGGTAGGGCGTTTGGTCCCAGAACTCGGCTTCGGTCAGGCCGACTGAAAAAGCCGCCTCCAAAGCGTCTTCAACGACGTCCAGAGGCGGATCAGAGGGTTTACGGCACGCTCAACCCCAGATGGCCGTCGAGAGGCCAAGGCCCAAGCCTTCAGGACGGCGAGGTATGCTTCAGCGGCCGGAAGGCCGAAGCCGTCGAGCAACTCCTCCTCACGGACTTGGCCGTCGCTCGCCACGACGATTAGGCGGGCTAGAGCCTCCATGTCGCCGGGCTTGCCCGAGGCGGCCACGTCGAGCGTCTCAATGACCCCGACGCGGCCGAGTTGGTCAATCGCTCGCCATGTGAAGCGAAGGGGGATCGTTCGGTCGCCCAGCGGCAACTCCACGACCCCACGGCGATCATCGCTCATCAGGTAGCAGCCCCGCGAACCGGAGCCGACTTCGGCATGATGCTGCAATCGCACATCATTTTCCCGTCCACGCTGTGGCTCTCACCGATGACGACGCGGCCGATGAATACGGTCGCCTTGGTCAGCCCCTTCAGGCGAACCTTCACGTCTTCAGCCGAGGCGTAGGCCGTGAACAGCAGTTCCTGCGTCGCGTCGCCGGGCTGGAGGTGCATCTGGAAGGTCAGCGGTGGGTTCGTGCGGGCGCCGTACAGCGTTTCCGTCTCGCCAACCGGCGTGTCGAGGTCGGTCGCATCAATCTCGCGCGGCGTGCCGCCAGTGTACGAGGCCGTGGTCACGCCGGGGATCACTTCCCAATCGGGCGTTTCGGTCGTCGACTTGTCGAGTTCGACCTTCACAGCGCCTTGGACGAGAGTTGCCATTGCTCAGCTCCTTTGCAGGCATGGAAAAGGCCGCGCACAGCCTGCCCTGGGCGCGTTGGGGATGACCGGCTGAGCCGGAATGAAAATACGGAAACGAAAACGGCGACCCCGAAGGATCGCCGTTAACTGGTTGGTCTAACCTGCCAAGACGGGACACGCCGCGCCATGCCATGCGAGGCCAAGCCGGGCCTTGCCTGCCGTGTTTCGATCCGGAAGGATCAGGCCTGATGCTTTCGCAGAGCAGCCATTAGTCGAATTATGAGTCCGTCTCGACCTGTCGTCAAGTCCGGACGAGATCGAGCCGAAGCGTAATCCGGCGGCCGATCAACGACGGGTCGGAGGTTGGGCTCTGAACGGGACCGCTGACCCTGCTCAGTTCGCACTTGCCCCCGGTGACGGGGAGTGCTTGCGGCTGGTTATGAAATAGATCCCTGACGGCGCGCATCAGGCCATCCAGCTCGGCGCTGCTTCCAGTATCGGCCTGATAGCCGCGAATGTCCTGAACCACAGCCCTGCCAACTTCCGTGAACGTCTCAAGAGGCTCGTCACGGGTTGCTGCGGCGATGATGATGAACGGGAGCGAAGGCTTCGGCTCCTGACCCAGGAATCTATCCGGCGCGCGCTCCGAGAAGATTGCCGGCTGACCGTTCCAGGTGGCCAGCGAAGGGGCGATAGCGGCCAGGCGCGCGAAGATCGTGGCGGTGGAGTTCATCCGTTCGGCTCGAGGACGACGCGCTCGCCGTCAATGGCGAAGGTGACGGTGATGCTGTCGATCTGGTCGATGCCGCAGTTGAGGGTGGTCTCGCGTTGCATGGGAAGCGGCGCGCCCTCCGCATCACAGAGCATCACCTTCGGGCCGGTCGGGGTCTGAAGCGTTCGGATGGTCAGCTTGGTCATTCCTTCGCTCCCTCGATGAAGGCCTGTCGCAGGTCGTCGGTATGGTCGGTGGCAAGAAGCTGTAGCGATTGACGCGGTGCCATCTTCTCAGTGCCCACGGCGAGAGCGTGAGCGTATTCGACATTCTGGACGACGCGCCCAACGAGATCTGAACCCTCACGCCGCACCTTCGTGTCTGCCTGGGTCTTCCGGCGCAGTTCGCCACTGTCAGGCGCGGGCGGCTCGCCGGGAGCCGAAGCCTGATGCTTCCCGTATATGCGGCCAGAGCCGGGCCGTGACAGATTTGCCTTGGTGATCGCCTCGCCCGCCAGAGCGGCGCGCTGGATGCCCGCAACAGCCTTCTCTTCGGCTATGCGCTCAAGGGCGGCGAGGTTGATCGTGACGGTGGCCATCAGCGCCCCTGAACCTCCCAGGTCGCCTTAGCCGGATCGCGAGACAGGGCGACGATCTGCCAATCCCGGCCCTCAGCATTGATGGTATGCCCGACAGCTGGAGCCACGCTCAGACTGGCCGCCAGGATGATGATCTTTCGGTCATGGGCAGGGATGCCCGCCGTCGCCCGCCGCATGTCGCTGTAGTCATCGACCAGCGCCTTGCAGGGGTATGAGGTCGGAGCGCCCGGTATCCAGCCGCCCTGCCCGTCCGAGGTCGGTTCGCCCGGCACCTTCAGCACGCCGCCGCGGAACACGTCGTCCAGCGCCTCGGCAATGACGTCGGGCAGGTCGTCGAGGATGCTCATGACTTGGCCAGCCGGACGTTCACGCCGGAGCCGATCGGATAGGCACCCGCATAGCGCAGAAGACCCGCCACGAGCGCCAGCCGCGCCGCGCTCCGGCTCTCGGCCGAGGACGCTTCGTATTCCACGGCAACAGAGCCGGCCTTCACCGACTTGCGCGCTGCCTGGGCGGCCTTGTCGCCGCCAATCAGGGGCGCAGTTAGGGACAGCCGCGCCGCCTCGATAACAGCCTCGCTGATCTGCTCCTCGACCGCAGTGTTGGCCTTGGCTGGCGGCCGGTAGGAGGCCCGCACGTAGGTCGATGCGTCGAGAATGGCGCCGCTTTTCCGCTCAGGCGGCAGGGCAATCCAATCGGACCAGCCCCGAGCCTGGGCGTAAGCGTCGGCCCCTGCGACCGTAGCGAGCGGACCCGAAGGCCATCTCACCACGCCATTCTCGACGATCAGCATCAGGCGTCGCCGTTCTTAGGCTTCGACGGGCCTTCGCCGGCCGTCTTGGAAACAGCCTTGGGAGCGCTGCCGCCGACCTTGCCGTCGCCGTCAGGATCGAACTTCGACACCTGCTCGCGCAGCTGGCGGATCTCTTCGTCCTTGGAGGCGATGGAGCGACGCAGGTCCGCGTTCTCGTCGTTGGCCTTCTGCAGGTCGCTGTTCGCTACCTTCGACGGCTCCCCGGCTTCGGCATCGGACTGGAAGATTTCGGTGGCCTCGCGCTTGGCCTCCTTCTTCTCCAGAGCCGAACGCTTCTGCGCGGCGGTTTCTTCCGCGGCGGTGTCCGGCTCATGCGGGCCAGTCGGGGCGCCGACGATGGCGAGGGCTTCTTCGCGCGCGAGACCATCCTTCAGGATCGGACCATCGGGACCGCGCTTCACCGCCCAGGTGCCGTTGCCGTTGTTGTGCGCAGTGAGCGCGATCTGACCGTCCAGCGGAGCGCTGATCGGGACGTTCTTGTCGGTGTCGGCCATCGGCCGTCTCCTTCCATGAAAAAGGCCGCGCGAGGCGGCCGTCAGGTTCAGGTTGTGAAGTCGATCAGCCGTTGGTCTGGATGAACGCCAGCGGGATGTTCTTGCGGTCGAACACGCGGTTCCAGTTCGACGCCGTGGCCAGAGCCGAATAGCTCGGGGTGGCGTTGCTGCTGATCTGCGTGCCGGCGACAGCGAAGCCAGTCGGGTGGATGACTTCGTGGCGACGGTTCCACAGCGTTTCCACGCCTTCACCGTTACCCTCGGCCTCTTCACGCGAGACCGCGTTCGGGGTCTTCGGCGTGCCCAGGCCCGACCGGAAGGCCGCGTCCCCGAACAGGATCGAGGTGTAGGTCTTCCGGTTCGTGCCCTGAACCACAGGCATGTCGTCGTCGATGATGACGCGCTTGCCTTGGAAGGACTCGTACAGGAGGCGGCCGGTTTCCGGGTCGTAGTTCTCGACCAGGGCGCCGATCTTCTGCATGCGGGCGTGGATGACGGAGTGAACCGCGATGGCGCGCAGCGAGCCCTTGGCGTCGCCCATCGTCTGGGCGGCGTCGATCAGCACGTCCGAGCCGAACAGTTCACCGTCGACGGCGTCTCCGCTGGCGTCGGTGGCGACGTTTTTCACCATGTCGCCGCCGTCGTTGGCGATGTTGTCGGCAAGGATGCCCTGGCAAATCTTGAGCAGGGTCGTCTGGTTCACGCCCGCCCAGTAATCCGCGATCTGGCTCGAAATGGCGTCCAGCGGGTCGCGGGCGATGAAGGCCGCCGTCAGGTCGGCCGAAGACCAGCCTTGGTTGCGCATCAGCTTCCGGGCGATCTCGTTCCCGGTGCCGATCTTCTTCGGCACGGCGACGTCGGCCGGGTTGTCCGAAGACGCGTTCGGCTCATCGTTCGCCAGGCGCTTGAAGTGCGGCATGTTCACCAGGAAGCCCTGGCCCGCCATGAAGGCGGCGATGGCCGGGTCCACGACCATCACGCCGGCGGCCACGAAGGCGTTGCGGCGCGTCGATCGCTCGACGGTGTAGGTGTTGAAGTTCTCGCCGAAGACGAGATCGGAAAGCCGAGTGACGGCCATGTCGTTTCCTTTCGGTGGGATCAGACGCGGCCGTCAGAGGCGCGCGCTTCAGGGAGCGCCGAGGGTTAAGCCGCCTCGGCTTCGGCCATCAGGCGCTTCGCCAGGTCCGGTTTGTCCCGGGCGATGCGGTCCTGTTCGGTGAGGGAGAAGGACGGACCTTGCTTCCAGGGGTTGGGGCCGGAGTGGGCGCCTTTGCCGCCGCCGGGGGCGCCGCCGCCGCTGTTGCCGGCCAGAACGAAGGGCTTGCCCTCGTCGCCTTCGGCCCAGAGCTTGATGGCCTCGGCCAGCGGGAGACCGCCCTTGTACGCAACCGGCTCGCCGTCATCGTCCTTGAGCTCGACGCCTTCGCGCAGCAGGGCGGCGGCGGCGCGCTTCAGTTCGGGTTTCACGCGGGCTTCGTCGAGGGCGGCGGACAGGCCGTTGTCGATGACCAGCTTCTCCACCTGGCGCTCGGCTTTCTCAGCGCGGTCGGTGGCGGCTTTCAGCTCGCGGCCGTGCTTGGTCTCGAGTTGGGTGCGGACGGCTTCGACGTCGCCGCTGGCCTTTGCCTTGTCAGCCTCGGCCTGTTCCTTCTCGGCCTCGATGGCGGCGAGCCGGTCGTTCAGCTCCTTCAGCGCGTCGCGGTCGGCCTTGGCGTCCTTCTTCAGGCGCTCATGGGCCGACGCCAGCGCAGCGTGAGCGGCGGGATCGATCGGCTTGGGCTCATCTTCGTCGCCAGCGCCGGGGCCGGCAGGCGGGTGATCGTCAGGCCCGCGCAGATAGCGGCCCATGGCGCGCTCGCGCGGCGTCATCCGGCCGATGACAGGCAGCACGGAGCCGCCGCCCATAAGGCGGTTCTTGGTGGTGTTCATGGTGGGTAGTTCCTCCCGCTCAGCGGACAGAGGGGGCGCTGCTCAGCTCACGCCCTGGTGGACGCTCCGGCTCTGCACGGAGCGATTTCGGCAACGGGGTGTTGCGGAAAGGGGGAAACCGGGAGACCAGACCAGTGACGGACCTAGACGCCATCGAGTTCAACTGCGGCCCAGATCGCTATTGGGCACGCACCGAATACGACCGAAGCACCGCTCGGTGGATCGTCAGAATCTTCGACGACAACAGCGCGGTAGTCACCGGCTACGAAGCTTTCGTTGAGCACCAGGAGGTGCATGACCTCACCGGCACAGACGATGACGCAGAAGCCGTAGATGCGGCTGCCCGAGGCCTAATCCGGGAATTCCAACAGGCTGGCGGCCAGCCCAGGAGCAATCCGACTGACTAACCCTAGCTGTTCAGGCGACGACGACATGCTCGCCGCGCGCCAGACAGGTTCCGCAGACGATCTGCTTCTGGCCGCCGGTCGGCTTCCCGTTCTTCCAGACCATGCCGAGCTTCACCTCCAGCATCGCCAGGCCGGTGCACCGAGGGCAGCGGACAATCGGCGTGTCAGGAACCGACGCCTTCAGGCGCTTCAGCGGTCCTTCCGGCTCCGGCGTCCCGTCGATGACCTTGAAGGGCGTTCTCACCCCGAAACTATAGGCCTTCGAACGCCGCCGCGTCACGCTTCTTCAGTTCCTCCAGCGTGAGCACCCTGCCCTTGCTGTCGACGAACCGGTCCAGCGTCAGCTTGCCCGACCGGAACAGCTGGGCCTTCCGGACGCCCAACACGTCGTTCTGAACCTCCACCGGCTGGCGCATCAGCCAGTCCGAATAAGACGGGGCCTCGATAGGCGGCAGGCCCTTGATGACCGGCGCCGTCGTGGATCGGCAGTTCACATGCCGGGGCGGCCAAGGAAAGCTCTCGAGCGGGTGGACAGAGTTGTGCAGCGCGCCGCAGGTGATGGTCGTTCGGGCGTCCAGCGTGGCGATGAAGCGGACCTGGTCAACCCCGAGGGCCGCGTAGGTCTCCTTCGATGCGACGGCGGCTGTGTGGGTCAGCGCCGTGCGGACCATGGCTTCGGCTCCGCGCCGGCTGATCTCGAGCACCCCGTCCTTGTATTGGAGCGCCCGCGTTCCTCTGATCTCGCGGACCAGCGCCGTCACGGAGCGACCTTCAACAAACCCCTGCCTCAGCGTCTCCCTGACACGTTTGGCGGCGCCCGCCTCGGCTTCGTCCAGCCAGCCCCGGAGATAGCGGCCTTGAAAGGGTCTGGCATTCACCGCCGCGACCACCTGAGCCGTTGTCGGTGCGTTCGTGACCGCGGCCAGGCCGACCGATCGCTGCCCGAAGTGAACCATGCGCTCGGTGAACAGCCGCTCGGCATCCGCCAGAGCCGCCACGTCCTCGTTGAGCCGACCGCGCAGCACGGTCCATCCGTCAGACTGGAGCGCTCTGACCTCTTCCAGCAGCCGCTCCAACTGAACTGGGTCGCGGCCTTCGTTGTCGGCCCGAAGGATGCGCTCGACCAGCCGTGCGTCGGTGCGGTTCAGCAGGGCGATGACCTTGCGGACAGTTGCCGTCGAATACCGCGAGAGGGCTATCCGGTGCTTGACCGCCTCGTCGATTAGGCGCTCGGCTGGGGAGGCCATCAGGCAGCTTCCCGCTTAGCGCCCCGAGCCAGCATTTCGTCGGGCGCCGCCGTATCCAGCCACGCCTGATAGAGCCCTTGGAAGATGGCCTGCACGGCGTAGGCCTCAAATTCGATAGATGGCTCCTTCTCGCCCATAACCTTGCGCACCTCTTGCCAGATGTGCGTGGCTTCGTGGCAGAGCGGGCCAGCGATCTCGACGCGGGTGCGGCCCTCAGCGTTCTGCGCCTTGCCCAGCGTGACGATGATGCAGACCTTACCGTCCTTCTTCGTGAAGGTCGTGGCGCACCCGTCACTGCCCGGATAGGGCTCCTTGCAGCCCATCTTCCGCATCTCGCGGCTCCAGGCCTTCCGCGACGGGCAGAAGCCGAAGTAGACCGGCTGCCAGCCCCGATCACACCAGATCACAGCGGCGTCGCGCGCCAGAGCCTTCGTCATGCCGCGTCGTCCTTCACGGTGCCGAGCCCCTCGCCCTCTTCGTCGAGCGCCTCCCGGTGATCCTCAAAGCTCTTGGCCGGGTCCACGATCTCGGCCCGTTGCAGGTTCTCGAAAAGGTCTTCGAGCGTGATCGCGCCCGACTGCCAGGCTGCCAGCAGCGCGGTCAGTTCCTGCGCGGAGAGACCGGCCGGGTTCAAATCGGTGTTCAACCAATACTGGATGCCTTCACTCGACACGCCCGCCCAATCGGCCATGAAGGTCAGCGCCTTCGTCAGGCAGTCCGACAGGGCATTGGCGATGCCAGAGACGACCGAGGTCTCCCCCGCCCGCTCGATCCGCGCCGTCTCGGCTGCAATAGCCGTCCGACCGGTCTCCAGCAGCATCCGGGCGCCCATGAGGGCCGCATCCTTCCGCTTTGCCTCAAGAGCCATGCGCAGCTCCGACAGGCCCGAGCCGGTGAACTCCATGAACTTGGCGTCGCCACCCTCGGTCACGATCAGGCCTTCGGACGAACCGAGCTTGATGGTGTCGCCCTCACCGATATTCAGCCCCTTGAAGACCGGCGTCGGGTTGGCCGTCCAAAGCAGCGCCCATTCCAGGGCGGCCGAGTTGTTCAGGTGCGCGACACTGATGTCGGCAATGTCGTCCAGCGGCGGGCGGGCCGGATTGGGTTCGCCATCGCGCGGGTTGCTGAAGAAGGCCGGAATGACGTTCAGCCGGGCGTTATGGCGCTTGGGCTCGATCGTCTCCCCGAACTGCGCCCACTGGCTATCGGTCTCGCGGAAGATGCGCTGGCGGTAGAAGCCGGCGTCATCCAGATCCAGCACGCGGACCTGGGCGACCTGCTTCAGCTTGAACTCGTCCGCCGCGTCCTTCTCCTCGACGATCTCCACGACACGGATGTGCGAGAGCTTCAGCGCCGCTCCGACCTTCTGCACACGGGCCGCAAGGATCGCCGTGGCGTCGTAGAGCTTCAGTGTCGGCCTAACACCTTCGGCCTCGGCGTCAGCTTTGGTCGCCCCGGCCGGAGCGTCGGGATAGTCCACCAGCACCATCACGGCGCCGGTCGACAGGATGCCGTCAAAGCCCTGCTCGGCGAAGCGGTCGATGTCCTGGCCGGAGCCGGTCACGTCGCCGAGATAGGCGTCCAACGCAGTCAGGTTCGAGCGCGTCGGGGTCTTGCCGAAGACGAGCCCGCTGAAAGCCTCAGCCGTCCGCGCCGTCACCGGCAGATAGTAGGCCCCTTCGCGGAACCGCTGAGCCGTAGCCTCGTCGTGCCCCGGCAACGCACGAATATAGCCCAGCGCATCCTCGCGGCCGCTCAGCAGGTCGTGCACCTTCTTCCGGGCGCCTGCATGGACCGCCCAAGCCGGATCGCGTGCGTTCACCGCCATCAGAAGCTGACCTTCACCTTGCGGGCGGGACGAGAACCGAGCGCCAGTTCGTTGAAAGCATCGGCCGCGGCGTCGACCTGGTCATCGTGAGCCGCTGACGGGAAGGTGCAGAGCTCATCGAGGAACGGCTCAATCCAAGCATCTCGCATGGGGTCCCCCGTCGTGACGATGAAGACGTTTCCGGCCTCGGCCTGGGTGGCCAGGGCGGTAGCTCGGGTGAGCTTGGAGCCCGTGGGCTGTTCGTACCGGACGGTGTAGCCGGGCAGCTTCTTCACCAGCGTCTGGACGTAGCCCTTGCCGGCCGCGCCGGGATCTTGGGGAAGGCGAACTGTGACCTCTGTCGTGTCAGCCGCCGCCGTCAGCTTCAGCTGGGCCTCGAACTGCGCTGGGCTCCACTGCCCGACCTTGGCGTCGGTGAAGTAGTAGGTGGCTTCTTCGCCATAACCGACCTGAGTGCAGCGGACGCCGGCGCTTGGGTCGCCTCCCCCTTCAGTGGCGCCCACGTCCCAGGCGCGGACTGTGCGCTTGGGCCCGGCGGGCATGACCGAGACCGGCTTGAACCACTCGCGCCGGAAGATGCCGCCATCCCGAGGCGACGGGCGCTGCTGATACTGGCCGGCCCAGGCATACGAGCCCTTGGCCTTCTTGAGCTTGGCGACCTCGGCGGCGGGGAAGCGCTCGGGGAAGAGAAGCTCGCCCTCTTCGGTTCGCGGATCCTCGAAGAACAGTTCGCCATCGACGTAGGTCCGACAGGCGCCGCCCGTCACCTTGCCGTCTTCGCCGATCCGCTCGGCCTCAAACTCCATCGGCAGGTTCAGGTGGACAAAGCCGATGTCCAGTTCGAGCGCCACCGCCGCCACGTCCTTGGCGTGGAGCCGCTGCATGATGATGACGATGGCCGAGGTCGTGACGTCGTTCAGACGGTCGGAGATGCCTTCGCGGAATATGCGCACCGCATTCGCACGCTCGGTGTCGGATTCGGCGGTTTCGGTCGAATGGGGGTCATCGACCTTCACCCGGTCGCCCCGGCCGCCGGTCATCGAACTGAACGGCCGCGCCTCGCTGAAGCCGTTCTCGGTGTTCTCGAACTTGCCCTTGGCGTTCTGGTCGGCCCGAAGCTGGATGGGCCAGAGCGCCTGATACCTGTCGCTCTCGACCAAGCGCCGAAGCTTGAGGTTGTCCCGCAGGACGTTGGCCTGGCTGTAGGAGGTAGCCAGCGTCTGCAGATCCGGCCGCGCCTTCGGGCCCCACTCCCATGCGGTCCAGAAGACCAGCAGCAGGGACTTCATCATGCCCGGCGGCACGGTCATCAGCAGGAACTGGATACGCCCTGCCGTCACCGCCTCCAAGTGCTTGCACATCGCCCGGAGCGCCCAGCCCGACTTGAACGGACGCTTCGGCTCCAGGATCGACCAATGCTCCTCGATGAAGCCATGCAGGCTGTCGCAGCGGGCGCGGATCTCGCCCTGGTGTTCGATCAGGCGCTTCCGGTCGGCCTCAGCCTTCCGACGCGCCCTCTCCGCCCTGAGCTCCTCCAGCGTTGGCAGATCGACGAATGAAGCGCTCGATGACATCCAGCTCCTCGTCGCTCGCGCTTGTCAGGTCGAAGCTGTGTGATTGGCGGATCGGGGCGTCGGTCTTGTCGCCGCCGACGTGGGCCAGCTTGTCGCCGTAGACGTGGCGGTTCCATTTCCCGATCAGGCGAAGCCGCGTGTCGATGCGGATGCGCTTGTCGGCCGGGTCGCCCTTGCCGTCAGCGATCTCCAGGCACTCATCGGCCATGTAGTGGGTGCCGTCGACCTTGGCACGTGTGGAAAGCGCCGAAAACTCGGGGTTCTCGGCCTCCCACTTCCTCACGGTCGAGTAGGCGGGCATCTCGTCGTCGGCGCAGATGCGCGCCAGCGGCTCGCCCATGGAGAGGCGGCGGCAGATTTCTTCAGCCACGCTCTCATTGAAGAGGGAGGGACGAGCCATCGGCGCTATCCTTGCCTTGGGAACAGCTGCTTAGGCGCCACGTTGCGACGACATGAGCGATCTTGTTGCGAACATCGTAGGGTCAGCCGCTGCCGTGTGCTCGATCACCAGCTTCGCCCCACAGGGCCTTAAAATCTGGAAAGAGCGAGACGCTTCGGCCGTGAGCCTGAAGACCTACTCGCTGACCGTGACCTGCTTTGTGCTTTGGGTGATATACGGCGTCATGACCAGGGCCTGGCCCGTCATTGTGGCCAACGCCTGCGCCTTGCTGATGGCGTCGGGTGTGCTTTTGATGAAGTGGCGCTTCAGGAATGGGGATCCGGAAGCGAGCTAGATCGGGCTTTCACCTTCTCGCCGCCCTTCACCCGCTCCGCAACGCCAGCCGCCTCCAGGCGATCAGCAGCCTTGGCATCCTTGGCGTTGAAGGTGGCGCCAGCAGCGGCCGAGCCGTCAGCGAGGGAGAAGCCGACGAGGGCTTTGATGGGGACCATGGGTGATCTCCGAATGTCGTGGGTGTCCGCCGATCCAGCCGTACGCCGCAGCTCAGAACGTGGTCGGAGGGCAAAAGAAAAGGCCCCGCCCGAGAGGGAGGAGCCTTGCTTTGGGCGAAACGCCCGATTTGCCTGATGTCAGGGATTACCTGTCCGGTGTCAACAGTTAGAGCGTGCCGGTCGCGGCCTTCCATGTCACTTGCGTGAGGGGTATCGCAACGCCGAGAAAGAACGTCACGCACGCCACAACGGCAGTGAGCGCGGCCCACTTCAGACAGCGGTCCGTTTTTTCGTCGAGCTCATCCACAATCTGCTGTTCAACGTTTTCAGGCTTTTCCAATGCCTCCCACGTCGAGTTTGATGCCGAGAACCTCCAGCTTTGCTCTTGAGCCCGCCACGCCGCCCCCAAACATGCAAACGCAATAGACGCTGCAGACACGCCAACAAGAAAAAGCCACATCGACGGCACCAGAAAGTAGGCATACGCAGAATTATGGTTCGTTGCGATCGTTACTGCACCAAATAAAGCCGCGCCATTACCTACTGATAGAGTGGTGAGCCACCGCTTCATAACATCGTTTGCCACCGCAGCGGATTGCTCGATGAGGTTCTCATAAAAACGATCGAGCTTGTCGTATTCAGTCATCACTCACTCCAATCCGTACGCGATAGCTGCACAGTCCAGCCCGACAATCAACGCCTCGGAGATCGCCGTTCGCATTGATCCACTGGACGATAGCGACAGCACGCTACCGCCTTTCCCGGCTACCTCCCGCAGGGCCCAAACCGCCCGGCCGAGCCGCTCGACGTCGCTCTTGCCCAGCGCGCCGCGGAACGTCCGATCTTCCTCCTGGATCATCGCTTCAAGGTCGCGCACGAACTCCTCCCGCTCCCGGCGCTTCTGGGCGAAGCCTTCGCCGCCGCGGACGATGTTGCGCAGAGCTGGGTCCAGCGTCGGAGGCGTCAGGCCCTTCTCCGGGTCCAGCAGCTCATAGTCCGCCCGATAGCGGAGGCCAGCCGCGTGTTGGGTTCGGGTGATCGACCCGGCCGTCAGAAGGGTTTCCAACCCATCCCGCGATGCCCTCGGCGCTCCCCTCGCCTCCTCATGATCCGAGACGCCCATGTCGAAACCCCGCAGGGCTTCCAGGCTCCGAAGCTCCTCGAGGTTCTCCTTGGCGTCCCGCTCAAGGATGCGGGCGTCGATCTCAGCGTCCAGGGCGCGGAACATGCGCTGGCCGTCCCGCTGCTGGTCTAGGTCAGGTGACGCGACCTTGGCCTCAGCCGCCATGAACCGCAGCGCCTGGCTGTCGGTCAGTCGGACGCCCCGGATCGACACCGGCGCCGTGTTGTCGTTCGCCGCCTCGATGTTGTCGTTCGCTCCGATGGCCCTCGGCATGGAGGGCTTGGCGTAGCGCTTCCGTTGCTGGCGCTTCTTGGCGCGGTCGGCCTTGCTCATGGGTGGTGTCCTCCGAGTTCGGCGCCAACGCCTGGAGCCCGAGATTGTTGGGTTTCAGGGTGGTGCGCAGGGTCGAAATGGGCTGTTTGGGCGCCGACCTCTCGAGCCTCTGCGGCGATGGCCCTGCTGATGGCGTCGGCCGCGTCCATGAGGGCGAACCGCGACGCCGACCCGACCGGGCGCTGGTCAATCCGTGCGACGACGTACCGCTGGATTTCGTGGAGGTCGGTCATGCTGCGTCTCCTTGGGCGAACAGGTCGGGCCTGTGGTCGTTTGCGGCGGGTGCTGGCGCATGCCCGAACTCGGCCAGCAGTGCGGGTGGGACACGGCAGGCGGGGTGACCCGGCCGGGGCCCGGCGTCGTCGGACGGCCAGTGGCCGTTCAGGCGGTACTCCCGCAGCCAGCGGCGCCAGCGGTCGGTCTCGGACGGAGCGGATCGGCTCTGCGAGGCGGCCAGGGCCGTCTTCGGGGCTTTCGCGATGTCGCCTCGGCACCACTTACGCCAAGCCGCCGCCCAATCTGCGTAACGGTGATCCTTGGCGATACACTGGTCGCGGAAATACGTGGCAAACCTTCTCACGTCGAAGTTGGCCCCGACCTCTCGGGCCTCGGCCTGCATGGCTTGGATCAGTTCCTCGGTCGGAAAGTCATCCGGTAGGGCGACCTTGGGCTTTCTGCGTCCCCCCTGGGGGGTAGGGGGGATAATCTCCTCTCCTCCTCCATCCTCCATCTGTTCCGACTTTCCCGTACCGGTACGCGACTGGTCGCTTGCCGGTTTGGTCGCAGTCGAGGACAGGCCGACATATTCTCCAATCTTTTCAGTGATCGGGTGGATAGCGTTCGGCTTCTGCGGGCGCTGGAACTTGCGGAAATCCTTGATCGCCCCGAAGCGTTTTCCTTCGAAATCGTAGTCTTGGACGAGATCCACCGCGACGAGTTCAGCCAGCAAAGCCGACGCATCGGCGCCGTCGCCGGGGAGCAAACGCATCTTGATCTGGAGCGGCTTCCACTCGAACAGGCCCTGGTCGTCGGCGTCGGTCCAGAGACCGATGTAGAGGATGCGCGCGAGCGGGCTGCACGAGACCCACGCTTCATCGGTGAACAAGCTCGGGTGAACTGAGCGGATCCTAGCCACGGTTGCGACCTCCCAAGAAGTCGAGCCAGTGGACGCGGGCGCCCTTTCGGTTGTTGCAAGGCGCGCAGATCGCCTGGCAGTTCGCCTCAACATCGGCGCCGCCCCTGCTGCGAGGAATGATGTGGTCCACGTGCCAACTGGCAACTTCGTCGTCGTGGGTGCCGCAGGTCGGGCAGATGTACCGCTGCCGCCCGATCATGATATCGATCTGATCATCGCCGCACTTGATCCGCTTACGGTCACCAGGCTCGATCTGAGACAGCGGCAGAGCTACGACGACATAGGCCCACCGATCTCTTGGCGATTCGAACGACTGGCTGTTCGTGAATAGCCACTGATCATCTGGGTACGCGAGGCGAAGGCGCTCGAGCTCCGCGAGCGCGCCGAAGATGTCGTCGACGGAGGCCTGGCAAAAGATAGCGGCCTGCTCGACATCTAGGTCGATCGGGGTGCTTTCGGGCTCGACACCGCCGATGTTCTCCATCGGGGGTAACTGGCAGATCGACGTGAGATAGATCAGCAACAGCTTAGAGAGCGGGGAGCCCGTATGCTTGGCCATGGCGATGGGGATGACCTGAAAAGGCATCAGAAGCTCCTGTCAGTGATGAGGTCGATTTCAGCCCGGTACTGCTGGGGCTCGGAACCCTCGGAGCCGTGGCGGTTCTTGGCGATGATGACGTCCATCACCGTGCGCTTCAGGGCGACCTCGGCCTCCCAGAGCATGTGTTCTTCAGTCCCAGCCTTCGGCTCGGCCTTCTGGAGGTAGTAGACCTCGCGGAAGGGGAAGAGGACGGCGTCGGCGTCCTGCTCGATAGAGCCCGACTCCCGCAGGTCCGACAGCATCGGGCGCTTGTCGTCGCGCTGCTCGACCGAGCGGTTCAGCTGCGACAGCAGGATGATTGCGATCTTGGCTTCCCGGGCGAGCGTCTTCAGAGCCCCGGTCATCTCCGCGATGGCGGAGGCCTCGTTACGCCCCGCCAGGGCAGGCCGGCGCATCAGCTGGAGGTAGTCGATCCCGATGGCGGCCAGGTCGCCGCGGCGCTTCATGGCCCAGACGGCGCGGGAGACGTCCTCGACGGACACCCCTGCCCTATCCCGCAGCCATAGGTTCTTCGGGATCTGGCCCTTCACGGCATGGAGGGTCTGCAGATCGAAGGAGGTCAGCGGCGCCACCTTGGCGATGTCGGAGAAGCTGACCGGCTGCTCATGCGTGGCCGTCAGGCGCGACAGGGCCCGGTCATTCAGCTGGTCGGTGTCCATCTCCAGCGAGAAGCCGGCGAACAGCTTGGTCGGGTTCCGCAGGGCGGCGCCGTAGAGGACGTTGCCCAGAAGGGCCGTGTTGTGCGTCACGATGTAGTCGTCCGTCACGTAGAGGTGCTGGGGATGGGACACCGCAATGCACTGGACGGGCTCAACGCCGACGCTTTCGATGGAAACGATGGTCGGTGCGCGGAACCGCATCGGCTCGGCGCAGCGCCGCCGTTTCCTCGCCAAGGTCATGAGCGAAGCGCGGTCAGGGTGCGCGATGTTGCAGACGTAAGAGGTCCGGCCGTCGCGCTTCTCGCCCTTGTGCGTATAGGTCGGCTGCTTGGCGTTGATCGTGCAGGACCCGCCGAGAGACCGGACGAGGGTCTGGACGTCCTGGGCCAGCCGCTGGCTGGAGAGGGCGATGCGCACGGCCCCAAACGTTTCAACCCATCCGTCCGTGTCTAGCAGGCCTTGAAGTACGGCCAGGCGCGATGCGCGCGATGCCCGCAGATACGCGGCTGGAACAAACTTTTCGTGGGAATGCAGCCCCTTTAGGCCGAGCGCCAGCAGCGCATAAGAGACGTTCTGCTCGGGCGTGCAGTCGTTCGCCACGATCCGGTAATCGTAGTCACCCGTGGTCTCGTGGACGCGATCGCTACCTACGACCTTCTGCACCTTGAACAGCGTCGCAGCGTCGGCCGTGCTGAACATGACCGCATTTCCGGCGATGCCGCCATTGCCGAGAATGGCGCCGAGGAACCAGGGGTCGAGCGGCAGGCCCGCGTCCCGGCCAAAATCCCCCGAGAGCATGGGAAGCGAGACCCGGCGGCGGTAGCGCTCCTTCGTCAGCATCGCTCTCAGGTCCGCCGTCGACACCGTCCGTCGACGGTCGGACCACTTGGAGCATTCGACCGTCCAAAGGTGTTCGTCACAAGCGAGGGTCGAACGACCATCCGACAAGGTGATGCGGAAAACCTCGCGCTCTCCCTGCGGATAGATGCCCGTGACGACAGACGGCTTGCCATCGACCGAAGCCAGCTCGTCGCCGAAAGCTAGTTCGCCCATGGTCGTCCAGGAACCATCTGCGCGCAGGACCCTCGAGTGAAGAGGCTGGGCTTTCCCCATGCCCGGGCGCCCGGCCATGACGATGACCGATCCGGGCATCAGGCCGCCGAGGCGCTTGTCGATCGACGACAGACCGGTCTGCACGCCCTTCGGCTTGCCGGTGGCAACTTCCAGTTCCAACCGATCCATTCGGGCCAAGGCGGCGCCATGGGCGTTCACGAACAGGGCGTCTTCGGGAGCCGCGCCGCGCTCGGCCGCTTCCAGCTCGGAACGCGCGAGAGCCACGGCCTGATAGCCGGAGAGTTCAGGATTACGGGCCTGATGCATGGCGTCGGCCGCCATTTTGATCAAGCGACGGCGGACGGCGGTGTCAGCTACCAGGGCGGCGTAGTCCCGCGAGCGGTTGGACGGCGGGGCCCTGTCGACGAGGTCGAACAGGTAGCCGAAGCCGCCGAACTGCTCGAAGGCAGGATCAGCAGTAAAGGCAGCCTGCAGCGTGGTCGGCTCGGCCAGCTTGCCGGCCGTCACCAGCCCAACGATGGCCGCGTAGAGCCGCTGATGGAACGGCTCACTGAAGTCCTCGGCCGTGACGACGTCATGCACCTGGCGGTGGACGTCGTTGTCGAACATCAGCTGACCCAGCAGGGCTTGCTCAGCTTCAATATTAAGGGGCAAGTCACTCATCTGACCGCTCCCTTGTCTCGCCAATATCGCGCACGCTGGCTGATCAGGGCGCACTCGCGACAAAGTCGGCGCCCTCGGTAGATGCGAGTATTTTCGGGGCTGTAGGGATGCCCAGACGGGCAGTGCGTTTTGGCTGCCCAGAACGCGCCACCCTCGCCGCGGCGGATATTCTCGGCCTGGGTTACGGGCTGCAGGTGGTTGGGATTGACGCACGCCCTGACACGGCAGAGGTGATCGAGCTGATAGCCGCGCTCAATCGGCCCGACGAATATCTCGTATGCCACCCTGTGGGCCGGATGGAGCCTGCGGGTTCCATCAGTCAGGCTACCCAAACCGATGGAGCCGTAACCTCCCGGCGTGGTCGAGCCGGTCCAGATCCAACAGCCAGTGGCAGTGTCGACGGTCACCTTTTTCATGAGCCGAACGGCAGCGGCGCCATGAGGCACCTCGCGAGCGCGATCCAAGGCAGGGGCAGGATCCGGGTTATCGTTGGCCGGATGCTTGGGCTCCATCATGCCGCGCGCTCCGTGTCGAAGAGCGGGCCGGAACGGATGGCTTCGGCGCGGCCGATGGCCGCGTCCGCCCAGCGGTTCAGTTGCTCAGCTAGGGCCGGGTAGCGCTTGGCGCGCGACTTGGCTTCACGCCGCAGCATGCGGGCGTAGTTCAGTTCGAGGTCGAGGAGGTCGCGACGGTTCATGCGCCTCCTCCATCGATATGGTTCAGGGCGTCATCGACATCCTTGAACCGCCCCGTGGCCAAGAGCTCGACCAGCTCCGGCGTGATGCTGCCCATGCTGCGATAGACGCGGTCGTGCGGAACACGTTCGTCGACGTAAACGATCTCGACGCCTTCGGTCGCGCCGGTCCGCTGCATGCCAGTCGCATCCCAATGGATCAGGACTTGGGGCTTCATTCCTCGCCCCCATCATTGGCCGCTGTCAGCCTGCTCCAGGCGTGTTCGGCGGCAGCGTTCTTCAAAGCCTTGGGCAGGCGGTAGATCGCGCAGACATCGGCAGCGACCGAGTTCAGAGCCGTGGCGGTCTCGACGCGGCCGATCAGGGGCCAGCGGAACTCGGCGGCGATGTCGATCAGGTCGCCGAGGAGCGCGGCCTGCTCCTTCGGATCGGCCACGTCCTGCATCAGAGACCGCACCGTGCGGCGCGCGGTCATGCGCAAGAACATCGCGCGAGACGAGCGCGCCTGTTGGTTGGTGGCGTTCTCCCGGCTGCGATCGATCCGTTCAACGAGGTACTTCTCACGCTGGCTCACGCAGCCCTCCCCTGATCCCAAGGGGTGGACTCGGCGCGACGGGCCGGGCGGCGCTCGCCAAACCCAAACGCCTTGGACGCGGCAAGCACTCTGCCGACCGCCCGCTTGTGGTGGGTCGGGCAATAGGTCTCGGTCGCGCCAGTTGCGGCGGGATCGACCGGCTGACCGCAGCACATCTGCCCGGCGCCCGAGATCTCTCCGACCGGCCATGAGCATTGGAAACGGCGGCGGTCGATCAGCAGGATTGAGGTGTCATTTGCAGCCTCGGTGAAGCCGTCGATGATCCCGGCGCCATGCTTGGCGAAATGCTCCCGCTTCTTGGCCGCCTCCTCAGGGCTGGAAGGTGCGAACCGGCCGAAGCTGGAAGCCGGTGCGGGCTTGTCGATCCTGATCCCTCCCGTGCTGCGGTTGCGCTTCACGGCTGGCGCCCGGCCAGTCGAAGCTGGGGGCGACGCCTTCGCCTCCATGCGCTCGCGCGTCAGGCCAAGACGGTGCACCTTGGCGATGACGGAGTTTCTGGATCGGGACGGCAGTACCCGCGCGATCTCCGTGGCCGAGTTCCCGGCCAGCCACATCTTCTTCATCGTCTCGATTTCGTGGTCGTGCCACGCGTTCAGGATCGTGCTCATGCTGTCCTCGCTGCGTTCAGGGGTTCCCAGCGCCAGGCATGGGACGGATGACGAAGGCGGACGGCGCAGAGCCAGATGCCGAAAGCGTCCGCTTCATCTGAGGTTTTGGGGTCGAAGCCGTAGGCCCGGCAGGCGGCCATCATCGCGGGCTTCTCGGCCCGTCCGTTGCCGGTCAGCGCCTTCTTCACCTGCGACGTAGCCACCTCGGCGCACTCAATGCCTGCGCGGTGCGCCACCATTTCGGTGACGCCCGCCATGCCTTGAAGCTTCCGGGTCGTGGCGAGTTGGGTTTGTCCGGCCAGGATCGGAGCTTCGAACACGATCAGGGTGGGCCCGACCTCGCGCACCTGCGGCCGCAGCCAGTCCTCCCAGGCTGAGAGGAACAAGCCGACGTCCGTGCCGGTCGACGGCAGGCGGAAATGGCTCAGCGTCGGGCGCGCATCAGGAGCGCCGATGCAGAGCCCCGTCTGGGTTGCGAGGTCGAGCGCCATGATCATCAGGCGGCGTCCTGCTGATGCTCAGCGTCGTCGCCGTCGTCGTTGGCCACATCCTCAATGTCGATCTGGTCGTCATCTTCGGCGACCGGCGCCTGGGCCAAGCGGGCGGCGAAGGCGCGGCGGACGGTGGCCTGCCCTTCCTCATGCCCTTCGCCATAGGACTGGATGCAGTCGTGCGGGCATTCCTTGGGCGCCTCGTTTGCCCAGCCCTTGCCGGCCAGACCATCGCGGAAGCCGATGTTGCGCCACTTCAGCTGCTCGCGGACCGGATCGGGCGTGGCGTCGGTGCCGTACAGCTCCAGTTGCGAGCCGATGGGCTGGCGCATGGCCTCTGCGAACCAGTCGCGCTCGGCGTAGAACTGCTTGACCTCTTCCGGGGTCCATTCGAGCAGGCGGACCTGTTCGTCGAGGACTCCGAGCTTGATGCCCTTCGCCTTCAGGCCTTTGCGGAACGCGCTGACTTCGGCGTTCAGCTTCTTCCGCTTCTCGTTCCACTGGACCATTTCGTTCGCGGCCATGCGGATGTCGTCGTGCGACGGCATGCCGTTGTCCGGCTCGTTCGGAATGGCGCCGATCGTTCCTTGAACGTCGGGGTACTGGTCATTGTCAGCTTCGAGCTTCTTGGCCATCTGGCCCTCCATCAAGACCGCTCAACGGGGCGGTCAGTCCCGTTCGGTCAGCGCTGTTGGGCGCGCGCTTTGCACTGGTGGTAGAGCGACAGCAGCGAGCGCAGCGCACCCTTCACCAGCGGTAGAGATGCGGCGCCGTCACGGCGGCAGAACTCGTCGTCTGCGGTCCGACGAATTATCTCGGAGACTAGATCTCCGCTCTCGGCCGAGAACTTCGCCAGCTCAGCCTTGAGGGTAGCGTCGTCGATCACCTCAGCCGGAATGAAGACGCCGCCAGCGCGCAAGGCGATGTGTTCAGCCAAGGCGGTTCCGCCCTTCTCGGCCAGCTTGCAGGCGTCGCTGAACGACAGCCCCGTGCGGGCATTGGCCGAAGCATCCTCGTCGCTGACGGTGTAGGCCCACCACACCTTCCGATCTGCGGCGGTCGCCATCCTCTCGGCACCGCCGAGTTGGTTCATGGCGTCGCTGATCGCCTCCCAGACAGTGCCGGGCTCGCGGGGCTTCATCGGTGCGAAGTTCTTCATTTGTTGCCCTAAAGGCCAAGGTTTCGTTCAGGGGCGACCGGCTCCGGGGATCAGGCGACGGTCGGGCTTGGTTGTTCGGGAGAAGGCAATTGAGCTTCGTCATTCGCGGCGTGCGGATGTTCAGCGGGTACGCGCGGGAAGAAGGGAGCGAGCGTCCTCTGCGTCAGGTCACGAGCCTTTGCGGCCTCACGCTCGGCGGCGAGGACTTCCTTGATGGCGTCGATTTCGGCCGGCAGCGCACCGGTGATCAGCGCGAGCGTCCGCAAGGCATCCGCCTCGCGACCCTGAACGGCCAACGTGTTGGCGCCGATGATCAGGCCATAGACGGTCGCCGCGTCGACGAGGGCCTCGCGACGCATCGACTGGAGGGCGGCCGATGACAGCATGTCAGCGCCCTCCCCTGGCAACGCCGCCGGAGGCGCGGGGGATGACACCTCCGGCGGCGGCCCTCACAGTGCAGTTGTCAGACAGCACTGGAGAACTGGAATGGCTATCGAAGTTAAGCTCGATCTTTCTGTCGTCGCCGAACACATCGCCGCTCTGCGAATGGTCATCTGCGATCTCTCGGCGGTCATTCATCAGATTGACCCCGACGGCATACCGGACAGGCTTCAGGGTGTTCGGCAGCTTGTTCACGACCTTGAGCAGGGCCGCGCTGATCTTCCGCACCCCGAGGGCTTGGCCGCTCAACAGCTACGTTTGCAGATACTCGAGCAATGTGCTGATCGAGATGCCCTTTGGTCGGCTGCTCCCAAGGAGCACTAGCTTCAGCGCCGCACCAGAACCTTGGGGCGGCGTAACGAGGCTTGAACAGGTCAGCCCACCAAATCGGCTCCCACCAGGAACCGTCTTGAGCGGTCATACCACCTACATGGCGCATCAATATGCGCGCTTCCCAGAACCATACGCGGCGCTCGTCGAGCGACGAGCACGTCCAAGTCAGTGCGCTTTCCATCACGCCGCCTCCCGGGCGGGGGCGTCGTCGTTGGCCGAAACGAAAGGCCGCGGCACTTCGGCTGGCCAAGCGGCATCTGCGGGCCAATGCGCAGAGAACCAAGCCATGATGGCGTCGTACTTCCGCGCAGTGAAGGACGCGCCTTCGTTCAGCCGATCGAAGAACCGCCAATCTCCCGTAGCCAGCCGGGCAACAGTCGATGCCTCTCGCTCAGTTGCTTTCGCAAACTCTAGGGCACAGGTTTCGAGATGACGGCGCAGGGTGCTTTCCATGAGCCGCAAGATAGTCGGAGATTTCCGACTTGGTCAATCGGAGATTTCCGCGTGGCGTCGTTTGACGGTCCATCGGATATTTCCGACATGGACAAAGAGACGCTTGCAGCGCGGGTTAGAGAGCGGGCCGATGCAGTAGGTATCAAGCCGGTGGCGTTGGCGCGTGCGATTAACAAGGGGAGAGACTATGTCCTCGACCTTCTGAACGGTCGCAAGGCGACTATTCCGAATGACATCCTGACGCCGCTGGCTATAGCGCTGGAGTGCGACGAACGGTATTTCACCGACAGTTCATTCGACCAACCTGGCCGCTCGCGGCGCCGACTATCTGATGAGGAGTCGGCGCGCTTCAAGGCCGCAGCGAAGCATGGCGTCTATTCAGCAGCGTGGCGCTCCTACAAGAATTTGTCGCTGCAGGACGTGGCGGCTGATAGCGGGCTGACCGCAGGCACCATCTCGGACATTGAGCAGGGTCTGCTACAGCCTACTGCCGACCAACTAAACGCGCTGGCTCGGGCATTCTCGACGAATGTAGGCTTGCTGAGAACCAACCCGTTCGAGACGAACGAGCGTGTCGCGCAACTGATCTCGATCACTGAGGCTCTCGATCCTACCGACCTGCAGACTTTGGTCGATATGGCTGAAACTTTGGAGAGAAGGAAAGCTGGATGATAGCCGCGGTCGCAGCTTTGGCCCTGTCTCTTGCGCAACCGCAAGCCTGGACCGTCGGCACGGAGCGCGAGGTAGACGAGGGCGTCTACATGAAGATTGTTGCGGCTGAGCAGGGCTGGCGGGTTTGGCGGATTGAGACGCGCGGCGGAGTGGATTGCCGGGCCTATAAATCAGCCGAGGGCCGCCGACATCCAGTACCGGTAGGGGTCCGGTCGATGATGGCTCGCACCGGCACGCCGTTCCTGGAAGTGTTTTGGTCTGAGCCTCTCAATAAGTTCTATTCGGAGTGGCACACGGTTCATTACCGGGGCTCGGGAAAATATCGCGTACCCGGCGCCAGGTTCTGGGAGGATCATGGGCCGGACCCGGAGAGCGTGACAGAGCAGGTGATAGAAGTCGTTGCAGAGAGCTGGGAATATCCTAACGCTCTTGTCGGCTACGCCGAAGAGCGTGCGCGATTTGATCTTGCGGGTATCCATTGGGCGAAGGATGCGGTGAGGTCCTGCAAGGAAGCCGGGTGACCAATAAGGCCCAGCGCTGAAGAGCGCCGCCTGCTGCTGACGGCGGACTGGAGCGCTGCTTAGGAATGATGAGAACTGCTGCACTTGTCCTTGGTCTGGGCGCCATGTCCGCATGCGCCACAACGCCGAACGCACCCGATGAATTTGCCGTCGTGGAATGCGAGGCCAATGCGGATACCGGGGAGGTCCGGAACTGCACCCTGATCTCGCAGTCGGTCGAAGGTTCGGACTTCGGAGCTGAAGCTGTAGCCACCGTTTCTCGGGGCACGCTCAAGCCGATCAGGGGCGAGCATGGGTGGCGCAAGATGCGAACGACGGTTCGAGGGACGCCGGAGTAGCTGCAAGGACTGCATGGCTAAGGCTGGGCGATAGCTGCGCTGGTTCGGGTCGAACAAATCTGGCGCGAGCGCGTATTTCAGCCTTGAGGCGATGTTAACCTTGCACCCTCTCTATGGCAGAACGGGAAAGAAAGGAGGCGCTATGAAAGATTCGAATAATGTTATTGGCGCCTTCAGCGAGGATCATGCCGCAGAGCTCAGCGGGGTCTCCCGCGCGCAACTGCGCCGGTGGGATCGTATCGGCTTTCTGAGCCCTAGTTATGGTCAGCCTGATCGAGGACAGCCTTTCAGCAGGCTCTATTCTTTCCGCGATTTGGTGGCTCTTCGCGTTCTGAATGATCTCAGGAACGAGAAGGGCGTTCCCCTCCAGCACCTTCGCAAAGTGGCCGAACATCTCGCGCATCTCGGTGATGCAAAATGGACTTGCACCACTTTGTATGTCCTCGGCAAGCGGGTCGTATTTGAAGATCCAGCGACTAAATCAAAGACCGAGATTGTGAGTGGTCAAAGGGTCCTAGATATCCCACTTCGCGTCGTTATCTCCGACACCAGACGCGCCATACAGCGGATGAATGAACGAGGCAGCGACGAGCGCGGACAAATAGTAAGATCACGTTTCGTGATGCAGAATGAGCCTGTCTTTGCGGGTACTCGCATTCCTGTCGCGACTATCAAACGCTATCTGGATGCCGGATATCCGCCAAATCGTATCATTGAAGAATTCCCCCAACTAACTGCTACGGATATCAAAGCGGCCTCTAATTATGACGGCCGCGTCGCTGCTTGATGCCAAGAGCAGTCAAGATCGCTTTCTTGACGGATAACAACGTCCCCGATTCTGTCGTTGCTGTATTGAAGCATCGAGGGCACGACGTTGTTCGCGTGCGAGATGTAATCGCCGCTGACGCCTCTGACCCTGAGGTGGCCGAAACAGCGATACGCGCGAACAGGGTTCTGGTGAGCTGGGATCGCGACTTCAACCACCAGCGATTTAAGAAACCACGGTTCAGCGCCCTACAAAGGATCGCGTTTAGTTGCCCCGAGCCGGAGGGCGCAGATCGGATCAGCGCTCTTCTTCAACGTATTGAGTTTGAATTCACTCAGGCAACCAAAGACAGCCCGCTTTTAGTCAAGATCGCATCAGACAAGATTCAAATTCGCTGCTGAGTGAACGGCCGAAACTCGTCGCGACGAAAAATGTCCCGTAAGGGACCAACTGATAGATCTAGGTTGATGTCGTCGCCTTCAGCCGTGGGCGGCAGACTAGAACCGACTGCAGCGGTGGAACGGGCTAAGGGCCCGACCGCCCCTCGTTCGAACTTCGTGAAGCGCAGCAGCAGGAACGAGATCTCCGCCCATCCCTTGGTTGACAGCAAGCAAGAGGAAAGACCCATGGCCGATACAACACGAGATCCGGCGTACATCACCGATGAGGACGGGAAGCCGACACCCTTTCAAGCCGACACGGCGGCTAAAGGCGATCCAGCGGAGCTACTTCGAGGCGTAGGTCAGGAGAACATCACCGCCCGGCCGGCCAAGCCGAGGCCATCAGACCCGCCCCCTACCCCGCCTGCGCTGGATAACGACGCCACGCAGATGAAGAAGATCGAGGACGCCGCAGGCACAGAGCCTTCGCCGCCGGGCGTCGCTGAGCCGGAAGGCGCGCGCGAACTACCCAAGCCGCCGCTTGCCGATCCGACCTGATGGCTCCGCGGCTCAAGCTGTTCGAATGGTCGGACGGCTTCCGCGTCTTCACAGTGGCAGCCAGCTCACGCCCCAAAGCTCTGGCCGCCTGGGGCAGCAGCCAGGATCTCTTCGCCACCGGCTTGGCCAAGGAAGTCGACAATAGCCCTGACGCCGAGGTCGCCAAGGCTTCGCCCGGTACGGTCATTGAGCGCAAGCTCGACGTGAAGCTGCCAGCGGCCGCTCCCAAGAAGGGAGGGACGAAAAAGGCCAAAAAGCCCAGCGCCGCCGATCGGAGGCGGGTGGACGAGGCCCAACGCGCCTTGGACGATCTGGACGCCACACACGACGAGGCCGCGCGACGGCTGGACAACGAGCTGCAGGCCCTGAGGGCGCGGCGGGACGAGGAACGCGCGAGCTATGAAGCGGAGCGCGAAAGGCTTCAATCTCGCTTGGAGGAGGCGCGGGCTAAGCTCTAGGCGCCATCATCTCCGGGAGACTGACAGCCGCCGCAGAGTGAGCGCGCGGTGGCAGCAGGTTCCCGCCCGGCGCCCAAAATCTTTGTGTAGCGCTGCGGTAGGAACACTCGCGCTCCCTGGCGATTGGTCTAGCTCAGCCAATAGGGAGAAGTTGCCATGACTGACGTCCAACCGAACGACCCCGAACGCAACGACGAGACCGGCCTGGAGGGTGATGACATCGAAGCAGGCCGCGCCGCTCGAAAGGCCGCTGCGAACCAGGCCCCGCAAGAAGACAACAACCCGGCAGATCGGGCTTCGACGCCTGCCACCGGCGGCGCGGGTTCTGCTGGCGCTGGTGGTCCGAAGGGCTTTGGCACCGGAACCTGAATGATCGGAATGGGGTCGGACTTCCCGGCCCCTTTTTCTTTTTCTGGGAGACAACGATGACCGCCCATCAGGACGACCCCCGCCGCCACGGAGACAAGGACAGCCTTCAAGAACAGGCGCGGCGCGAAACCGAGAATGCTGAACGCAGGGCCAGCGAGCCGGATCCTAGCGTCACCACGCCCCAGCCGGATGAAAACCCCGACCAGCGCCGAAAGCTCGAGGAAGAGGCGGCCAAAGCTCCAACAGCCACTCCGCCAATCGCGAACCCGGACTGATCGGTCGATAGGCCAATCGAAACGGCGACGCAGTTGGACGCGCAGTTGCCTGTTCAATCACCGCTCGCAGCCGACCCCGTCGCCGTCACGGTCCAGGTGCGGCCCATAGCCGGGCTGTCCGCGGCGCACGGGCGCCTCACCTGCCGCTCTTGCCTCGGCACAATTCCTGAAGGCGCCGCCCGGGCTTGAGCCGGAACCGACAAGGCCGCGCGCTTGGCCGGGTTGAGTGGATCGCGAGGGACCGCCGCCGCTCCCGCGGTGGCAATGGTAGCCGCCGTTCTTCCGGTCGTTGTGGCAGCCTTCGGCATTCAGCCCGCCCGGGTGTGCCGACGCGGCACCGGGCGCCAGCAACAGAAGCGACCCCACTGCCATCATAGCGATCTTCATTCGCACCGCCCCTACTGAAAACGGCGGCCCCGGTGGAGCCGCCGCCTCAAGTTCGACCGAGATCACTCGCCGTAAGCGATCGGGGCCAACAGGTGCGTCGGAACGCTCAGCTTCACGCTGGCGTTGGCCGGGTTATCGCACTGCTTCTCGTTGTAGATCGGCATCAGGTGCATGCGGCGCTGCTCTACCAGCTGCTGGGCGTCGCGGGCGTTCAGGTAATTGCCGGCAGCGGCGGGCCAGAACAGCAGGACGGCCGCGACGTTGGCGGTGTTCACGCCTTTGTCCTTGTCCGCGTCACGCTTGATCGCATCCAGCTTAGCGAACTCTTCCTTGAGCTGGGCGCATGTCATCGAGCGGTCGCCCGGCTGCATGACGCTGACCTTTTCAGTCGTGGTGCACGCGGTAAGAGCCAGGCCAGCGCAGAGCGCGGCGGCGATGGATATTATTTTCAAAACGGATGCCCCGAAGTTAATCCGCCCAAGCCCCCTGCCTGAGCGCGTAACGCCGGAATATCACAAGGCTTGAACAAGTCTAGGTAGCGATATCAGCGATACGCCCGCATGTGTCGTATGGGATACGCTGCGGCTGCATCGGCCTCGCCAGCGTGTTCCGTCAAAGGGTCGATTTGGGTCCACATGTCGCCGGCGGAGCTACAATCGATCTTGAAGTAGGCGATGTCGTCCAACCAAGGGTCTCGGCCGTCGGGGTCGATCCCAGTTGCGGCCAGCGGGACAGACCCATGCTGTGCCAGCACTTCGACCTCTCCAAACAACTCAAGCTCAGGGTCGGCCCACTGTTGATAGACCAGCACGCCATCGGCTGAGCGTGCGAGGATCTCGCCGCGTTCTTCTGCGTCCACAGCACACACGAACTCGTATCGCTGGGCAGGCTCCCGGCGACGATCCCAAAACGGTTGCGCGTAGTAGTGCAGCCGGCGCGACATGCCTGTCCTCCCAAAGGTTAACCCCCATCACGACACATCGAACATCGTTGAGTCGAGCGCGACTTGTTCGCCGGCGACCAAAATTGACGCACCAAGAATAGTCGGAGATTTCCGACAAAATAAGTTGACGGTCGGAAATCTCCGACTTACCGTCCTCCCATCACCGGGAGACGAACCATGTCACTCAAGACCGAAATCACTGCTGCCGCCAACGACTACGCTCCGAAGCTGAACAAGCGCCAGCTCGCCAAAGCGGCGACGCGCGAGAAGCTCCTGCACACCGCCCGCGTCCTCTGGGCTCCGGCGGGCAGCTATGAACCCGTCACCATCCGCGACATCGCCGCTGCTGCTGGCATGTCCACCGGTTCAATCTTCGCGAGCTGGTCCGGCAAGGAAGACCTGTGGCGCGACGCCATGGGTTACGAGCCGCCGGTGGACTGCGAGGCCGTCCGCGCCGCGCTGAAGGCCCAAGCCGCCCAAGCACGGTGGGCTGCGTGATGGCCACGATCACCCCCGACGAAGCCCGCCGTCAGCTGCAATGGCTCAGCGGCCAGAACGAGGTCGGCACCGCCGCCCGTCAGGCCGAACTGCGCGCCATCTTGGTGGCCGCCGATGAAGTCTTCGAGACGGACCCGGTGAAAATGCTCGCCATGGCCGATGCGCTGGAGCGCTGGGCCGCCGAGTACGAAGAGCAAGGCCGCGACTTCCAAGCCGTCGAGAACCGCGAGAGCGCGGCTCGCTACCGCCGCTGCGCGGCTCGCGCTCAAACCGCGAATGACAACGCCGAGATTGGAGAGGCTGCGTGATGCAACACATCTCCGAAATCATGCCCGGCGTCGTGGCCGGGATCGCCAAGGCAGGGAATGTGAACCTCGCCCTGGTCCCGCCTTCGAAACTGCCCCTCTTCAAGGTGGAAGGCCCGAAGATTCTGGACCGCCGCACCCGGCGCCGGATGACGGTCGATCAGGCCACGCAGGAAATGTTGCGCCTAGCCGGTGAGTTGGCAGCGGCCGAAGACCCCGGCCTGCTGATCCCGGTCGTCAATGCGCTGGCCTGGGCGATCCGGGACGCGCGGGAAGCCGAGAACGACCCGCTGCCCCCGGCAAGCATGGCGAGGGCGGCATGACCATGGCCGACTACCGCATCATCCCTTCGCATCCTTGGGATGCCGCGCACGAGCGCTATCGCGAACTGGCCGCCCAGGTCCGCCCCGGCGATCCGCGGGCTGTGCCGTTCGAGCCGCGCCGCCTGCCCGTGAACCTGATCCGGGTGTCCCTTCAACTTGTCGCGGGCGCTGTCGTCCTCGGCTCTCTCTGGTGGCTGCTGTGAGCCCATCCATCGGCTTCATGGTCTGGAACCCGGCGCGCGGTATGCCGCACGTGGTTCACGACACCATTGAGCGCGCCTTGACGGAAGCCGAGCGTCTCACGGCCAAGAACCCCGGCGAGCGCTTCATCATCATGTCGCCCATCATGGCCGGGTCGGACGCCAGCTCCGCCAAAGCATGGAGCGACGGCAAGGCCGAAGGGCTGGCTGAGGCGCGCCGAGAGATCATGAAGGCCGAGGCTTTCTCCGACCAGTGGTGCGAGAGAGCCCAGGACTTCGAACGGCAGCTCAACCGCTACGACGCCCTCCAGCGCGACCAGCGCCGTTTCCAAGCGATCGTGGCCGACTGCCTGCTCTGGTTCGACGGCTTCCGCGCCGCCCATTCCCCCAAGGACAGCTGGGAGCGGCCGCACGTCCCTGACCGCGAAGCCCTGCGCGAACTGAACGCAGCCCTGCAGGCGCTGGAAGCGCCGCAACCCGAGTTCGAGGAGATCCCGTTTTGAAAATCATCCCTTGGGACGGCAAACCTATCAGCGCGCCCGGCGTCTACAGCGGCGTTCCTATGTCGGTCTATCACTCGGCCGATCTCTGCATCGGCCCGTCGATTTCGTCGTCTGGCCTCAGGACCATCTTCGACCCGTCGCAAGGGCCGATGGCCTATTGGGTCTACAGCCCGATGAACCCGCTGCGGCAGGAGCGACCTGATAGCGAAGCTTTTATCCTCGGTCGGGCAGCGCACCATCTGTTTCTGGGCGAGGCGGATTTCGGTCGGCACTTCACTGTCGAGCCTGAGACGTATCCCGACGCCAAGACGGGCCAGCCGAAGCCGTGGAGCAACAACTCCAACTTCGCGAAGGAATGGCACGCGCACGTCGCATCTGAAGGCCTGACGGTCCTGTCGCGGAAGCAACTGGAGCAGATCAAGGGCATGGCCGGCGTCCTGCCCTGGCAGAGAGGGCTGGAGGATAGCGGCTTGGCGAACAACGCCGTCGTGGGCGCCGGCGCGCTGAAGGGGCTGATCGAGCACAGCATCATCGCCAAGGACGAGGAGACGGGCGTGTGGCTGAAGTCGCGTCCTGACGTGATCCCGACAGGCTCGCTCGAGTTCAACGACTTCAAGACCTCGGCGGACGTGTCCGACGACGCAATCCGCAAGACGCTCGACAGCTACCGCTACGATATGCAGGCCGATCTTGCTTCGGTCTGCCTGGAACAGGCGGCTGGCCAGCGGTTTGAGAGCCACGCCTTCATCTTCGCCTCCAAGTCGGTGCCGCACGCGACGAACGTCGCTGAGCTGGATGCCGACGATCTGGGCGAGGCCGCCAAGGACAACCGCATCGCCCTTCGGACCTTCGCCCGCTGCATCGATACCGGGCGCTGGCCCGGCCCGGCCGGCACGCGCGGCGATGCCGCGGTGATCGGCCGCTCTCTCTGGAACCGCAATCGCGCCGCTGACCGCCGCGCCTATCTCGAACGGGAACTCGCTGCATGACCGACGCCGCCACCAACATCGCCGTCATCGAGCGGCAGCCCAGGTCTGTATTGGTCGACATGTCCGGGCGTTACGGCATGGAGCCCGCCGCCTTCGAGGCGACCCTTCGCGCCACCGTGTGCAAGGGCAACGTCTCCCGGGAGGAGTTCGCCGCCTTCCTCCTGGTCGCCAAGGAATACGGCCTCAATCCGATGACGAAGGAGCTATACGCCTTCCCCGCAAAGGGTGGCGGCATCCAGCCCATCGTGTCGATCGATGGCTGGGCCCGGATCATCAACGACCATCCCATGTTCGACGGCATGGAGTTCGAGGACGTGCGAGATGGCGACGACCTGATCGCCATTACCTGCAGGATGTATCGCAAGGATCGCAGCCGCCCCATCGAGGCGACTGAATATATGGGTGAGTGCCGTCGCGGCACCGAAGTCTGGAAGACCTGGCCTCGCCGGATGCTGCGCCACAAGGCGATGATCCAGTGCGCCCGCTACGCCTTCGGCTTCTCCGGCATCGTTGATCCCGACGAGTTCGAGCGCATGGAGAGCGCCCGCGATGTGACGCCCCGCACGACCGGAATGCGCGCTCGCCTTGAAGCTCGCGCCGCCGGTGCAGACGGCTTCGATCCCGAACAGGTCGCCAATGACCTCAACCATTTCGACGCGGAGCCCCCCTCCGAGGCCGCGTCGAATAAGCCCGCGTCTGATCCCGCCTCCGACCCGTCAGACGCGGGCGACCCTTTCCCCGGCGATCTCCCCCCCGCCGAGGATACGACAGCCAGCGGCGCTGAGGCCGACGCCGATGAAGGGACGTCGCTGGCTGTCGACCCACCCTCGCTCGACCTGATCCAAGGCATCGAAGACTTCATTGCCGGGCTGCCATTCAAAAGCCTGGCGGAGCTGAAGACGCTTGAGGCGAGCCGAAACTACAAAGCTCGCTTGGCCGCCCTGAAGGTCTCTGCGCCAGACAGGGCCGCTGAAGTTGAGCGCGCCTTGTCTGAGGCCTTGGAGGCATTCGGATGACCCCCGCCGCCCAGATCGAGAAGCGCCGCCCGCTCACCCGCGCCGAGTTCGGCCAGTTGATGATCGACCAGGAGGGCCGTTGCGCCTGCGGCTGCGGCGAGAAGCTCCAGCCCATGACCGAGGGCGTCATAGACGAGCACCTGCGCGCCCTTGCCTTGTTGGGCACCAATGCGCTCGAAAACCGCGCCCTCTACCGCAAGCCCTGCGCCCGGAAGAAGACGGACGAACAGGACACGCCCCGCATCGCCAAGGCCAAAGCCCAAGCCGGAGAGACCGGCCAGTACGCCCGCCGCCAGAAGCGCGGCCACGGCTCCATTCAATCACGCGGCTTCGACAAGACCCGGACCAAGCGGTTCGACGGCTCTGTTGTCGCGCGCCCTCAGAAGGCCCACGACCATGCCTGAATCAACCAAGAGCCCGGCAGAGGTGCTGGAGGCTGGGACTGATCTGCGCGATCAGTTCGCATTGGCTGCCCTGACCGGCCTGTGCGCCATGCACGACGCGACTGGAATGTGGTCTTGGACGCCCGATAGCGCATCCCAGACGGCCTATCAGATCGCTGACGCCATGTTGGCCCGCCGTGGGGGTGAGGCATGAGCGGACGCGTTGAACAGATTGGAAACTGCACCCTGTATCTGGGGGACTGCCGCGACATCCTGCCGACCTTGGGCGTATGCGCCGACATCGCTGTGATGAGCCCACCCTATAACATGGGCCTGGTTCCAGGCGGCAACGGACGCGGAATGTATCGACCTGGCGCCAGCAACAAGGCCGGTCGCTTCCGCGACGGCTACGGTTTGCATAACGACGCGATGGAACAGGGAGATTACGACGACTGGCAGCGCGCTATTCTTGCGCTGTCGTTCGCCGCTGTCCGTCAGGCCGTCTTCTACAATCACCGCCCTCGCGTTGAGCACGGACGCCTCCGCGTTCCGCTGTCCTTCGACTACGGCGAAGTCCCGCTTCGGCAGATCATCATCTGGGATCGCGGAACCGGCATTGACGTCAATCTGCGGACCTTCTGCACCCGTCAGGAATGGGTGATGCTTTTCGCTCATGACGAGTTCCGGCTGGTCGACCACTCGGCCTCCGGCCGCGGCGATGTGTGGCGGCTCGGCATGGAACATGAACGGATGGATCATCCCGCCCCGTTCCCGGTAAGCCTGCCCCTTACGGCCATTGAGGCATCGGGCGCTCAATCGGTGCTTGACCCATTCATGGGCTCTGGAACGACAGGCGTAGCGGCGGCGCGGACTGGCATTTCATTCACTGGCGTCGAACTGGAACCGCGCTGGTTCGACCTGGCCTGCCGCCGGATCGAAGAAGCCTACAGACAGCCGCGCCTCTTCGCTGAGCCCGTCGCCAAGCCAGTGCAAACCTCGTTGCTGGGGGACGCGGCATGAGCGGGGTGAAGCATACGCCTGGAAAATGGCTTGCGGCCGCAAAGCCGTCTTCAGTCGTCGGGTGGCCAGTCGTCGCCGCTCCGATGGGTCAGGTGATCTGCGATGTCGCGATCATCAACAAGAAACCAGACCACGTCAGCGATGGCGAGTTCTCCGCCTATTACGCCCAGGTCGAAGCCAACGCTCGCCTGATCGCCGCCGCGCCCGACCTGTTCGAGGCTCTGGAGGCCCACCTAGGCGTGTCGCAGCTTCTTGCTGAGCTTGAGTTCTGCCTCGACGAAGAGCGCGGCGAAATCGAGCGTCAAATTCGAGAGATCGAAGAGCAGGCCCGAGCCGCCCTCTCCAAGGCCACCACCCAACAGGAGGGGCGCTGAGATGGTTGGCGAGAACAAAACGGCCATGACCGCCCCCGAAGTGCTGGAGGCCTGGCGCTTTGACATCGAGAACGCGCCCGAAGGCGAAAGCGTCATCATCGCCACGACTGGCGATCATGTCGGAGAGGCCATCGCGCCGGTGAAGGGCGACCCTGACGATGATTGGTTTTGGGCTGGAGTTGGCTTCGTCCACGCTAATCACAAGGTCATTGCTTGGATGCCGATGCCGACCCATCCGGCCGCCCGCCAATCCCGTGGGGGTGAGGGATGAGCGCCCGAGCCCTCTGGAACCTGCACGACGCCGTCATGGCCGGCGAACAACCGAACGACTGCCCCGACTGCGGCGCTGACGAATGGTCGCCGTCCGCCGAGGCTTACGAAACCACTGGACGCCTGGTCTGCGAGCATTGCGCGGACGCGGCGATGGAGGCTGTCGATGCGGCTGCTTGATCTCTTCTGCTGTGCTGGCGGCGCTGGCATGGGCTATCATCGCGCCGGCTTCGATGTTGTCGGCGTAGACTGGTCACCCCAGCCGCGATACCCGTTTGAGTTCCGCCGCGGCGATGTGCTGGCGATGGACCCGGCGGAGATCGCTGCGGAGTTCGACGCCATCCACGCGTCGCCCAAGTGCCAGGGCCAAACCAGGATGCGCGCACCTGGTCGCAAACAGCACGTCAATCAGATACCGGACACCATCGCGCTCCTGAATGCGACGGGCCTGCCGTGGATACTGGAAAACGTCGAGGGCGCTGAAGAGTGGATGCCTGGAGCGCTGACGCTTTGCGGCTCAATGTTCGGGCTGGGCGCGCAGGGTCATCACCTCGAACGGCACCGGCTGTTCGTCGCCAACTTCCCGATTAGCGCGCCTGGACCCTGCCAGCACAAGCAGCCGGTCATCGGCGTCTATGGCGGGCATGCGCGAAACCGATCTGCCGCGCATGGCGGACGTGGAACCCGCGACGTGTGGGAAGGGGGGCACCGTGCCGCCATGTCCGAAGCCATGGGCATGACCTGGGCCACCTGCGCCGAGATGAGCGAGGCCATCCCGCCCGCCTACACCGAACACCTTGGGCGCCAACTGATGGCGCACCTGCAATCCCGGGAGATCGCAGCATGACCCCCCCTCGCGTTACCGTGCCGGTTGATACATTCAACGGCGACAACGCCGCATTGGTCGCGTCGATCAGTGCTTTGCTGGAAGCCCCTGATGCGTCTCTGTCCGCGCGTGTGCCCGGCATGGCGAAGCAGCTTCTCGCCAGCGCTGCCGCTCGCCTCTCCGCAGCCCCCGCGCCGGAAGGCGGGGTGGACGTCCCCTCGTCTTGGTCAACCCGCTATCAGGGCATCGCCACCCGCGAGGAAGCCTCGGCAGAGGCGTGTGTCAGCCACAAGGCCGAAGGGATCGCGCTGGACCCGTGCTGTCCGACCTGTGAAGCCCCGGCAGAGGCGGGGGAGCGGGACGTAATAGCCCGAGAGGATTGGATTGGGTTCACGGGCAACCAGAACGCTTGGGACCGTGCAAAAGACACTGACAATGAGACCGCCAAATACTGCTGGGCGACCGCTGACCGCATCCTAGCCCTCCGCGCCCAGCCCCAAGCCCACTCGGGAGAAGTCCAATGAAGGCGGCGATCACCACCTATCTGCCGTGGCTCCTGTCGGGGATCACGATATGGATGACCATACTGGCGGGCAACAAGCATCGCCACGCTTGGGCCATCGGCCTCGGCAATCAGGCCCTCTGGCTCGGCTGGATCATCACGTCTGCGACCTGGGGCCTGATCCCCATGAACATCGCGCTCTGGGTCGTCTACGCCCGCAACCACCTGAAATGGAGGGCCTGATGAACGGTCTGCCCCAACCCTCTTACGCCATGTCCGAACCGCACCTGTCGGGATACCGCGTCATCATCGGCTACGAGACATTGTCCGACGCTCAGGCCGCTCAAGCGGCTCTGTGTAAGCCCCAAGCCCGCGAGGACGGTGGCGACCGCCCGATTGAAGCGTCATGGACGGACGGAGTGACCCACGCATACGTCAATCTGTCGGCGGCATTGTCTGCTGAGCGCCAAGCGTGGCGGCAGAAGCTGGGAATTCGGATCGCGTCGGTTCGATACCTCGATGTTGAGGTTCCGCCAGCCCGCGAGGACGCGCAGCCGGTGGCCTGGCGGGTGACGAACAAGGCGACCGGACACGATGAGCTTTTCTGGAAGCCGCTAGCCGACTTGCCTTTCAATCGTGAGCGATTTTCAACCGAACCCCTCTACACCCACCCCGCCCCCGACGCGCTGCGGGAGGACTCGCAGGCATGGGGAATGCTTGCTGACCTTGTGTCGTGGTTCACGAAGCCAGTTCAGGGCCAGAACGGCATGGTCTGGGTAATCCCGGCAGGCGACCAGGGCGCTGACGATGCTGTCGCTGCCGCCCTCGCCGCCCTGCAAGCCGAACAGAAAGGCGGTGCGGTGGATGGGCCAGAAGACGACGAACTGCCGGGAGATTTCCTCGCGCGTGTTGGCATGGACGGCGCGCTGTGGGCTGACGGGTTCCGCAAAATGGCGCTTAAGCTGGGCTATTCCGACATGGACGAGGGATGGCTGATCGGTTGGTTCTGCAACGCCGTCATGGCTGGATATGACCACGCGCAGCGCAGGTTTGATCCCGCCCTCGCCACCCGCGAGGAAGCCCCGGCAGAGGTGGGGGTGCAGGAAACGCTGCGGGTTCTGCTCGACAATCTGGTGATCGCTCAAAGCTTGTCGAAGGAGTTGCGCCAGCGAGCCACGGACGAGGCGAGATCATACCTATCCGCCCTCCGCGCCCAGCCCCAAGCCCGCGAGGACGCGCAGCCGGTGGCGTGGCGGATGACCGGGCGCGATGGTTCAACCATCAGCCTGCAAGCCGAACCGTATCATGGCGGGTTTGCTCACATGATGGAGGCGGACGTCGGATGCACCGTTCAGCCCCTCTACACCCACCCCGCCACCGACGCACAGCCGTTCGGATACTGGGTCGAGCATAAGTCCGCTGAGAACCCGGTCTTGATCCGCTACGGCTCGTTCGTTCCGGCCAGCGACCACTACAAGATCACCGCGCTCTACACCACCCCACCCGCGCCAGACGAAATCAAGGCCGCATACCAACGCGGCTGGGGCGACCGTGAGTCCGACATTATCGAGCGGGCAGAACGGATAGCGCCGCAACCGGATGCGTTGGCGGTGCTGGATCGCCTGCTGACCCACTCGGGCGCGCGCGGCACTTTCGACGCCATGAAGCATGGCGATGCGGTCAAGGATGCCGAAGCGCTTATCGCATCAAGCCCCGCCCCCGACGCTCTGCGGGTAGCGGTGGAGGCGTTGGAGGCCATCGAACAGATCAGATCAGAAATGGCTATGGTGCCGATTGACAGCGAGGCTGCTAATGCGTGGGCCAATGCGCTCGAAAGGGCGGCAGACATGGCAGCTGAAGCCCTCGCCGCCCTGCAACAGGACGCCCTCTCCGCAGCACCTGGGGAGGCGGTCGAATGAGCGTGGTCGAGTTCCCCCAAGGCTCGCGCTGTTACGCCTGCTTCGATTTCTCGGCTTGTGGGGGTCATGTGTGCCCTGCCTGCGGTCGGTCCGTTGGCGAGCGTCTTCCCGTCGAAAAGCGCCCTGCGCGCCCGCCAATGTTCCCGATCACGGAGGACAGCCCCGATGTCTGAGACCATGAGCCCGCGCGAGAAGGTGGAAAGGGCGATCAAGGACGCCATCCGTGATGATGCCGGGGTTGGCCTGCAGATGACGCTGACGCCGAGGTTCATGCGCGGCCTTGTGGATCGCGTATTAGACGCAACGGCTGTTGTCGATAATGAAGCGAACCTGGTGAGCGGCAAACCCGCAGCCCTCGCCTCATCCGGCGATCATGCGGAACTGGCTGGCACGCTCTCCAGCCCGTTCAACGCCTGCTGCTATCGCGACAGGTGCCTAGCCCTCATCGCAGAGGTCGCGGCGCTGCGGGAAACGAACACCGAAGCAGAGCGCAAGCTGGCTGAGGCGGTGGGGCTGAACGAGCGCGCCGCCGATCTGATGCGCCAGTGCACCGACCCCGAACGCTTCGAGGGCGCCAGCACTCTCACCGTCTATGCAAACATGAGGGCGTGGCTCTCTGACCTCCCTCCAGCACCAGGAGCAGAAGCATGACCGCTGATAAACCACGCCGCGTCCAGCTATCCCGCGCGAAAGGGTGGCGGATGCCGGAGAACACGGTGAAGGTGGACCGCTCGACGCGCTGGGGCAATCCGTTCCCGATCGGCTCCGCAGGCCCATTTGAACGCATCGCGCCCGACGCAGAAGGCGCAACCGGGCTTTTCCGCGCCATGCTTGGCGACGCCGAAATCCGCACAGCTGCTGGCTATCCCGGCGACCTCTCGCCCCTGCGCGGCAAGAACCTCGCCTGTTGGTGTTCTGGCCCATTTTGCCATGCCGACGTGCTGCTGGAACTGGCGAACAAGCCGGAGGACACCACCCATGACCGCTGACCTGTCCGCCCTCATCGCTAGGCTGGAGGCTGCCGAGGAAGTGACACGCGATCTCGCAGTCGAGTTTGCTGCGTTCATGTATGCGGATCCTGAGGCATTCAAGGGCGCGGTGAATTACGATCCTGAGCTATGGGTCGAGCGCAATCAATCGCCCCTGTGCTCCCTCGACGCCGCCCTCGCGCTGGCGGAGAGGCTTATAGAGCACAGGCTTTGGAACTTGTGGAAGTCCGGTAGCGGTTACGTGGCCTCGTTCGAGGGTGACATCTACAGCCGATCTTCAACCCCCGCCCTCGCCCTCTGCATCGCCGTCCTTCGCGCCAAACAGGGAGAGGGGTGATGGACCGAGACGTCAAAGCAGTCGTGGTGATGCACTACGATGAAACAGGCTGGCTGGATGTAAAGATCGCAGACCCTGATGGAAATGTCGTGGTTCTAACCGTCGACGATCGTGTTCCGGGGGACCGGGTTTATGAGCACACGATCCGTGAATGCCCGGCTGACGTTCTCGCCATTGCCCCGAGGCCGTGGGGCCATAAGGACGACGAGCGCGGCCAGTCGCTTGAAACACGGCTGCACCATTTGGAGCATGGCCTGAAGGTGGTGAAATGACCCCCATCGTCCTGATCTGCGCCACCAACAACGCCCGCCTCAAAGGAAAGGGGATTTGGCAATGAGCGTCGCGAACGACAACCTTTCCGACCGCCTGGCCTTCGGAGTGGAGGAGGCCGCCACCGTGATGAGCGTCGGCAAGTCCACCATCTGGCGCTGGATTCACGGGAAGAAGGTGCGTACCGTCAAGCTCGGCGGCCGGACCCTCATTCCCCGCGAGGAGCTTCTTCGCCTTCTGGAGCCGGAAGCGGCCTGATGAAGTCGGCCCAGTCCTGCATAAGCCGCCGACGCTTCGTCAGAGCGTCCCGGCGGCGATAGGCCCGCTCTGTGTCTGATCCAACCATATGCGCCAGGGCGGCTTCCGCCACTTCGCGCGCGTGGTCGGTCTCATCGCCAGCCCAATCTCGGAAGGTCGAGCGGAAGCCGTGCGGCGTCGCATCGATCTTCATCCGGGCCAGGAGGCTGTCCATCGTCTGATCTGACATGGGCCGTCCCTTTCTGGCGCCGGGGAAGATCAGTTGGTCGGGCTTCGGTTCGCCGACCCGCACCATGTCCAGCACCGCCAGCGCCTGGGGTGTCAAAGGAACGCGGAAATCACCCTGGCCGACCTCCTTCATCTTGCCGGCCGGTATCACCCACACGTCGCCCTCAATCTCGCCCCACAAGGCGAAGCGCGTCATGCCCTCGCGCGCGGCCGTGAGGATCGTCCATTCCAACGCCCGGGCGGACATGGCGGATTGCGCGGCGAGCCGCTTCATCACTTCGGGGGCGTCGTCGTAGGGCACGGCCCGGCGGTGCGCGACGCCAACCGGCTGCTTGGGCAACAGGCGTTCGAGGTGGCCTTTCAGCCGGGCCGGGTTCGCGCCCTCCCGCCATCCCTTGACGGTCGCAGCGTCCAGGAGCGTTTCGATCCGCTGGCGCAGCTTGCGGCCGCTCTCAGGCCGGGATCGCCACAGCGGCTTGACCACATCCATGACGTGTTCCGTCGTCACCAGATCGATCGGCACGTCGCCAATGTCCTTGGCGTAAACGAGGAGGCTGCGCTGCCAGTGCGCCTTGGTGTCTCTGCCGCGCCATCCCGGGGCCAGCTCAGTTATGATCCGCTCGGCTGCTTCGGCGAAGCGGGGAGGGGGTTCCTTCGGCTTCTTCGGGTCTTCGCCCCGGGCCACGGCCCGTTTGATCTTCTCAGCCTCTTCGCGCGCTTCCGCCAGCGTATAGACCGAAAGGCTGCCGATCCCGAGTTCCCGCCGCCGCCCACGAATGGTGATCAGCACAGCCCATCGCTTAGCGCCGCTCGGGTCAACGACGAGATAGAGCCCCCCGCCGTCGGCGTGACGGCCGGGCTTCGTTTCTGTCTGGACCTTTCGCGCGGTCAGCCTGTTGACGGCTCTGGCCAC